CCCTCGATTCAATGTTGCACCCTTGGAAGTGAGCGTTGAACTGACGAGTCAATGCCCCGAAGGCATGATTCTGGTCAGCCACAAACGGGCCTTGGTATGAGAACTTCACACCCGAAGCCGGAACATTTAGCTCAACGATGAGACTGAACTGTTCCCTTGGCTCCGTACCCCGGATCTCCAACTCATTGTCCCTCGGTGTCCACATGTTAACCCAGTTGTTAACCTTGTGGCGAGGATTGTTGGAGTCGTAGGGGATCTCCACCACATCCTGAAACTGCCCCACCTGCTCCCTGACGACAGATTCTGTGACATTCGCTGAGTAGCGGATGCCTCTGTCGACAAAGGCTTGTGGATCGTCACAGGGCCAGAACCTCAGACTGCGGCGTTGCTTGCTCGTAGAGTACAACTCATAGATCAAGTACAACACCCCGTTCTTAGAACCTGTGCGGAGTGTACGTTCCCATTCAGACACGCGTCCGAATCCTTGGGTTTTCACGATTCGCTTAGCCATGGTATGGCCTCCGAAAAAATATGAGGGAATAACACATTCCCTGTGTGTGAGAGTCACTTGACTCTCGGGAAGAGGTGGCAGGCTTTTACCTCCTGCCACCTCGGTTAGGGGTCACCGTCCGAGGAGGACGGCATTGCGATCAAGAGACTGGAACGGTCCACAGTGGATACCGAACTGCTGCCAGAAGGGCAATGACAGGACGTAGTTGAACGCCCAGACATAGTTTCTGTTAGCCTGTCTCCTGAAGAAACGTGGAACACCTTCTGAGTCATGGATCGTCACCGTAGGAATACCTTGTTCAGCATTCCTGTTGGCAGCGAGCCGAAGAATCAAAGCATCTAACATGTGCGTACCATTGGCTCCCAGCTCAATACCACGATTGAGTTCAAGGGGCATACGCTGCACTGTTGTATGCTCATCCGTGATGGGACACTTGTACTTGAGTCCGTAGTGGACATCCTTGTTCCTGCGGAGGATCGAGGATTGATACACGTAGTGTCCATCTGGAGATAGGATAGTAGGAGGTGTACCTCTGTTATCCTTACCCACACTCCGGGTCCAGTGAGACTGAAGACCAGAGTGAAGACGAGCAACACCGGGGAATGCCTTCTTCAGAGCCATTGCAAGAGGCTGCTTGAAGGTGTCAACGAATTCGCTGACCCACTTCTCAGCTTGCACAGGCTTCCAGTTCTGGAAAGCCTGAGGCAACTGAAGTCGAACATCCTCAAGTGAGGTCTCATCTTCGTTGTCAGTAGGGTGACCCAAGACACTGAGGCTCATGGATGAGCCACCAGCACCATAGACACCACTGACAGGAGCGGGCTTGATCTCATTGCGAAGCAGTTGCAGGTATTGCTCCAGTGTCATACCGTTAGGTACGCCACCAACAGCACCCTTAAACTTAGGGTTAGACCACAGATGTTCAGCATACCTACGATAGTGATGCTTGAAATCCGGCCTACTAGCATCGGCTCGCTCAGCGGCTCCCGGCATACCCATCGAACAATCAATGATCGTGGGGCCGGAAGCATAAGCATCGATGTAGCACAGGTAATTACTCATACCTGTATCCCTCGCTTCAAGGAAAGCCCGAGCTTCCGTAACCTGTGGAAACCCTTGCTTATGCCCATGTTCCATAAGGAACGCGAGACCGTTCTCCGGTTGGATGATATGTTCCATCAACTTGTAATCGAGACCGTATCCCTGCTGAAGTTCCTCATACCAGATACCTAGCTCGGCATCATCGACGGGGAAGTACTCAGCAGTTCGAGTCATGTTACGACATGTCTTACAGTTAGCCGGGTGCATTGTACCACGCGCAAAAGCGTAGACACGAATCCGGCGGTCTGCCTTGTTGACAACGATGTAGAACACCGTGTCACCGACTCTCACGAACTCAGCAATGGCACGCTCTGGCAGGAAGATCTCCTGCTCATTGCGTTCTGTCACCGGATCGTAACCCGGCAGTGTCTCCCTGTACTTCAAGGCAAGCTCGAAGTCTGGCATAGAGAGACGCAGTGGAACATTGGTAGAGTTCTGCATGAACTCCAGAGCATCTGCGGGAACCTCCCAGTCATCCTGTCGAGAGATCATGGGTGCATAATCTCCTTCGAGTTTGGGTGGAGAGGAGTGCAGGTACTCGGTACGCAATTCAATGCGTCCCTCGTACACAGCAGCCACCTTGGTGACTGTGCGTTCCACTGTGTTGACATCATGTGAGTCGAGAATGTCGAAGTGCGTAGCGGGAACCATCTCCGAAACCTGATTGAGTACAGGCATGCGAGTATGGTCCAACACCTTGCAAAGGTCGTAACCTTCTTCGAGCCAGCGACGAAGCCGTCCCTTGTCCTTAAAGAACTTTGAGACAGCAATCTTCGCTGCGTCCTCGATTTCAATACGCTTATCCTTTTTCTTAATCACTTAAGATTCTCCTAAAGGATTTCATAAAACGAATCCTAGCAACGTGCTAGGAACAAATAGTTATAGAGCCTACCGGTAGGCTCTCAATACAAAGCCACCCACCTCCGTTAAGAGATGGGTGACTAATCAAATCATCGAAGCATCAATCATCACCAAACGTCAGGGTGATCGTCTGAGCCTTCGCCTGTTGGCGGAGGAGGAACAATCCACTCGTGGTCACCTTGTCCAAGCTTGACCAAGGGCTCATCTGCATAGTCATCAGAGTAGTCTGTTAGGTACTCTGAGGCCAGCACCAGCAACATGTAGAAGCACATGAAGCCGGACATGGTGGTCATCCACGCAAATGGGGATGACATATCACCAACCAGCATCCAGACTCCTATGAGTCCGAAGATGCAACCGATGAGCAAGAAGAGGGTAATGCTGGTCCACTTGATAGTGCGACCAGCCCGGTAAGCCCAGTTAAGGGCATGGCTAAACATTGTTTAGCTCCTTATGAGGGTCTGCCTCGTCAGTGCCGTGAGACCATTCACGACAGAGGAAGTACTGGTTGCTACAACAGTACTTCCTTTCGGCTATGCGTCTACGTAGTTAACAGGATGGCTAGCGAATTCGTTAGTAAAGAATGATTCTTTACTCTCGTCACGTTGCCATTTGTTTACTACCCAGACACTATGAACATCATGATTCCTACCTTCCTCGCCATTAGTAAGTACAAAGTAATAAGCCACTTCAGCCATGCCTTCGGCTTTCGCCAATTCCATGAACCTGTGTGCCTTACGTCTTGCATCATTACTATCATCTACTCCACAATGGAGAACTTCCTTAAGGTTGCCTCCAGACTTATTATATGCAACGATATAATGAGTGATATTGCGGATCGATGTGTTTCGTGAGTTGAGTGACATGTGTTAGTTCCTTTGTCAAGGGGGGTACGGGGGGACAAGGATGGACACCCATCCATATACTACCCCAGACAAATTCGTGACCCCCTAGTCGATTTACCCTAGTGCGTCTGCGAGTTTACCAGAAGACCCCTCCTGTCCTCTTATACGGTCTGCCATCGTAGGCTCTGCCTGAGGGGCAGGAGCCGGGGCTGGCGCGGGTTCTGAAGGCGGCGCAGGGGTAGGGGCGGGGGCGGTCGGAGCTGCCTCTGCCATGTCCTCAGGATACTGCTGCCTAGTCATTCCTGCAAACGGAACATCCTTTGGCTCTGAGTATCCCGGCCATTCCATCTGTGCTCCAAACTGTTCTAACAATACTCTGTGGTTCATTGCCTCGTTTATTTCAAAGGCTTGTTCTGGAACCCCATAGTGATGCCTTGTTTGAAGTTCTCCAGTCTCAGCGTTTCTTGATGTGCCTGTACCGCTGCTCTTATTACTACGCCTCTGTATACCGTCTCCTGCGGCAGTGTAGTATCCTAAGGCAAGTAACCTATCTCCTGCAATAGGAACTACCCTCATTGCATTCAGGACATCCTGTAACTTATGTGGCTCGTTATTCCACACTGAATCTCCCGCTCTAAGGACTCCCTTGGCTGCTGCTTCCAACGCTCCCAGAGGAATGAATCCGCCGGGCTGCCTAATGGACTTACCCTGAGCAAGCATAGGCAGGGCAGCAATAGCCTCACCAATCAAGCCCATGTATCGACCAAGGATTGGAAGACGGACACCGTAGCCAATACTGAAGCCTACCGGATTATCCTCAAACTCTTCGAGGATATCTTCTGGCTCTGCTCCCATTGACAATCTAAGTGCCAGCATGTATACAACATCTAACATCAACATACTAGTAAGACCGAAAGCATATTTCATTGGGCTTTGTCGGTTCATCTTTCTGTAAACGTGCTGACTCACAAACAACATAGGATATCGCCTAAAGATTTCAAACAAGGTATCTAATGCTCCCGTTCCTTCTGCTTCTCCAGTAGAGGATACCTTAGGAGTAAAGACATCAAAGGCATTGGGGGCTACCAGAACCTGTTCAATGTATTGCTTCTCGACCATTCTCAGACCAGCAATAACTTCTTTCCTTGCTTGATAGACTCCCCTACCACCCTCTGTACTGGAGGGCCGTATGTCGCTTCTAGCAAGAGAGGCTAACATTTCTCCGGGGCTGTAGTAGGCTTCAACTTCAGTATTTTCTTCTACCATACTAGCCAAAATACCAAAGGATCCGCTCTCAATATCTAAGAGCCCGGCTGTTAATAAGGATGTAATTAATTGAATATCCCCGTCCATAAACACTGAGAACCCTGCTCTACGCATTCGATCTAGTATAGCCTTTGGATCCTTTCCTAAAGGTTCTTGATGGATCAACTGAGCCAAACGATGTAACCTACTAATAGGTCTTCCGCTATCATCCTTTGTCATGTTATGTTTTAAATTATCTACAACAAAGTTTCGAGCTGATATAGCTCTTTGAATAGCTAGGCTCTTTAACATATACTGTGCAGGTCTCATTGCCTGTCGGCCCGTAAAGTTAAATATTTTTGCGAGCATCTGTTCTGTGTCCGCATTCGCAGGCATTTCATGATCTGGTATGAAGCCCTTACTAAGTGCTTCTACTGTATGTACTAAATCTCTTCCTACTCTCTTTTGCAATTCTGGATTAAGTCCTAATATAGGAGACAGTAAACTTCTTACGGATCCCATAAAGTTGCCCCTTCCAACCAGTTCAATCATTGTACTGGCAAGCGTCTCAACAGTAAACGTAGCAAGTGCGAGGTTGCCGCCAAAGACTGTTCTAGTAAGTCCGGGTGCTGCGTTTGTTAGCATAGATTCGAATGCGGAAGGAGAATCTGCTACATAATTTATACCTCTTGTAACTGCATGTTTTCCTCTTAACTGAGATGCAGCATCTATCATTTCCTTTTGAACACCTAGAGATACTGATGTTCCGTCTAAGTTTCTAAACCCATGACCTCTGGTTCCTACAATTTCAAATAGATTAATAAGATCTTTAACATTACCAAAGACTCCGAAGTGGTCTACCATCATTTGGGTTTCAAATAACTGATCTCCCTTACCCTTCATCATATCGCCCATCATTTGGTCTGGGTCTAAGTTAAGGTGGGGACGTATAGCTGGGTCTTGGAATGCTTCTACAACTGAAGGGAAGGACCACATATCGTAAGGAAAGTACATACCGTCTGAGGCACGGTTTATTAGATTATGCATATGAACCATTACAGGAGTATCTATATTTTCAAACACCTGTCTTTTTCTTTGCCCGTGTTTAGGTGAGTAGTAAATATGATCGGGTATTAAAGAATCAAGTGCGGGACTATCGAGTGTATTGAAACGCTCTCCGTCTATTCTTTGATCAATTGCTGTAATATAAATATCCTTAAGGTTGTTCCAGTTAACCCCAAACTCTTGTAAAGAACCGGCAGTAGTTCTACCTTGGGACATTTCATTCATAGCTGAAATAATACCTAACCTAAATAATTCTACAGCGTTAGCCTGTCTTTGTGGATCTGCCGAACTATCTAGATCAGTAAAGACGATCTGTCTCATTCCTCGAATAGTATCAAAAGATTCATCCATTTGGCCGTTTTGTGTATAGTGGGCTTCAGCAGCCTTATGTAAAATATAGCCATACATTTCTGGACTAATTCTTTTTAGTTTCTTTAAATCATCAACTAAGTTTTGAGTAGTGTTAAATCTAGGAATTAAGTTTGCAGCAAACATAACAAGAGGATCTAATTTTCCTTCAGACTCACTAATAATTTTATCGCGGATCATTTTACTCATGCTCTCAACAAAACCATCTCTTGGTTCACTTTCTAGTATAAGCCTGTTTAATTTAAACGGTATATGTGTTCTGAATGATGTAGATTTAAACAACCCAAGTTCAGTTCCTGCTTGGCGATAGTCTTCCATAAACAATCTAATATTATCGGCAGTATTCGTTATTTCAGTATGTATTATTTTTAAATCCTCTTCACTCATTGCGGATTCTTGTAATTCTGGAAGTGTTACTTCATGGCTGGGGTTGTCTGATTTAATAGCAACCTGTTCATATACAGCAGACATAATTTCTCTTTGTTTTTCTGTAGACACTTGTTGACCTAAAGCTCTAGTAAAGAATGGCTGTAAAGTTGTACCTATCGCCGCCATTGAACTTGTTACTGAATCTTTATACAAGGCGATATCATTAATCACTCTAACTACAGAAGGCGTTCCCTTTACGTTTGTATACTGTCCTGTACTTGTAGCAATATCATCATTAATTAATTGAGTCAATAAAATAACAAAAGGATGTGGCCCATTCCAAGTATAGTTAGCTCCTGCTTTACCTACTGTTAGATCTACCATCATATGTGAGTAGGCTCCCTCACCCCTGTGTTTACTAGTACTGAGACTGGGTAAAACCTTTGATAATGCTTTTGTAACCTTGGCTGCTGTGAGTCCTACTCCGTCTTGGAACTGATCTCCAAATTCCCTATTACAAGCTTCCATACAATACTCTAAAGCTGAGGAATATTGAATAATACTAACCGCATCTCCCTCCATATTATCCATAGAGTTTAACATTTTACCAATATCCAGAGTACCATTAATCCCTCCAAACATTGCCATGTTTTGCTGATGCGCGACAAGATGATCGTATCTTGTTATACCAGAAGTCATAACATGAGTAGCGTCAGTACTGTCGTTTATAGCAGAGTCTAAAACCCAGAATCTATTAGCCTCTTCTGGAGTTCTTCCCTCTTCTCCTAAGTTAAGAAGTTTATTATGTTCTATTACCATCTGCTTAAACTGCGTTGGATCGTTTTCTAGCTCTGGAGTTGTGTCTTCAAATCTTTTATCCCAGAAGAACATTTCTCTTTCTGTTCCCTTGTTCTGAACTTCAGTAAAGGATTTCTTTGCCATAGGATCCCAACCTAAAGTTTTTTGAACAAGGTTTTCCACATGTTGAGACAGACGGGGATCTTGGTAATGGAAGTTAGTAAGAACTGAGGAAGTTCTCATAAAGATTCTTCTAACAAAGTCCATAATCTTCCCAACAATGCCCCCTGCTATTCCAGAGATTTTCCCTTCATTGTAATCAAGATTCATTTCAGGGAGAGAGTCATTCATTAAATAATAAGAAGTTAAAGCAGCAATGAATTCTTCTGGGTTTTCCATGTAACTTTCGAATTCTTGTTTTGCTTGAGCTGTATAGTTCCCGCCATGCCATGCAGTTACAATCTTACGGAGAAGGCTACGTCCGGCCTTAGAGTGATAAAGATCAACCCAATGTCTCCAAGTTCCTTGGTTATTTTCAATCCATCTCATTCTTCCCACGTGACTTAATTCATGAGCGAAAATAAGAGCAATGTTTGGATCACTCATTGGCTTCGCAAGCATTCCTCCCATGCGGATAACAAAGTTTCCTTCTTTATCTCTAGTAACAAAACTACGTCCTCTAGTATTCTGATAATCTAAACTTAAGTCCATTAAGTTAAGAGGATTAATCATATACATCCTAGCAATTAAAGCTCTAAATCTTTGGAAGTTTGCTGGTGTCATTGAGTCTTTCATGTTGTTCAATTCATTATTGACCCTTATTAAATGAGGATCCTGCGTATCTCTAACAGCGTCATCAAACTTACCTTGTTTAGAAACTAGTTTAATTAAGTCTTTGCCTGTGGTATTGAGCTTAGATTCTTGATCACCAAACAACATAAGAGACTCGTCTTGCTCAACCATCAAACGTTCTTGCCCTAAACCAAAGTTAATAATAAACTCTAACTCTTTAAGAGGGTCTAACTCAGGATCTTTGGACTTCTTTTTATATACAAGATTTCCGTTTTCGTCTTCTGCAAAACCTAAGAACTCCAGTTCTTTTGTTGTCTTATTACTCTGAAGCCAGTTAAGGAAGTTTGATACTGCTGATTTATTTTCAATATCAATATCTCTTGTTGTTGCTTCAGCAAAGTCATCGTTAGATGCCCACTCTCTAATAGTAGAAATCAGTGGAGCTTGTCGTTCTAGTCCGTAGTAGAATCCATCTACAGAACCGATTTGCTTAATCTGTCTCATTAATTTTTGAGCAGTAGCAAAAGCCTTTGCATTTGTTTCTTCTGAGAATCTTCCTCCGATAAAGGTATCGTACAGGTGTCCTCTTGGGTTTAGCGTATCAACATCATGAGGGGGGAGTTCTAACATAATAGCTAACCACATAACAGTATTAGAGTATAGCCCTCCTTCGCCCTTCTTAGCAAGGGTGTTTTCAGTCCGTGCTCTGTCAATTATTAACTCTAATTCTTCTCTAAGACTAGGCCCAAATACTTCATCAATGTTTGTAGACTTCATGTATCCAAGTTGTTTAGATACTGGACTAATATAAGACTCCATCCAAGCAGCTGAAAGATCGTCTCTGTGTTGGGCTCTTCGATAAGAGTCAAGATCAATAGCTTCAATCTGACCTGTGCTTTCAACAGACCGAGTAGTATCTGTTGCCCTTAATACATCTGCTTTCCCGCCAAGACCGACAACCCTTTCAAGAGCACTGCTTCTAAGAACCTCTGCCTTCCGTATATCGTTTTCATTATGCCCAAGGCCATCTTTGATTCTTCTTGATGTAGGCTTTGATTCTGTAATCTTACCTGTTACTGGATCTTTAACAAAGCCAATAGCTTGTCCAGACCAGTTACTTCTTTTAATTTTTTCTAATAAAGAGAAAGATTCTAATAACCCAAACAACTCCATTGCCTTAGCAGGAGACAGTGCTAACTGTCCCTTTCCTACTAATCCTGTTGGCGTAAGAACTTGTTCTGGGAAGAAGCTGCTTCTCATTTGTGCTGGTCTAGCGTCCCCCACAATATCGGGGTTGGTGTTCTCTAAGTATACAGCAAAATCCTTTATCCCTTGTTTTGCCTGTGCTTCATTGGAACTTAGTTGTTCTTCAATTAAAGTATCAAATATAATTTGATCTGCACCATTCTCTTCAATCCATACCTTAGCGTTTGCAATGATTGAATGAACGTGTTCTGCCTGTATGTAGTTTTCCCACATGTTAGGGTTAGCCCATACCTTAGCTTTTTCTCCGGTAGGCGAACCGTCTTCTCCTATGACATCATACTCTAAATCAGCATAGGGCTTAGAGGTTACTCCGTTTTCGTCGGTTACCGTAAACTCTTTAAGAACATTAGGTAATACCTCGTTCTTGTACATAATAGTTAATAGATGATATGGGAAGTCAGTAGACTGAATCATTTGTGCTAACATCTGCAAATCATTGGTTGATAACGTAGCAGTAGGATCTTCAAGCACGCTTTTAATTCTATCCATAAGAACAACGTTTTCTCTAGGAATAATAAACTCTAGAGATTTTTGTAGCTTAGTTGGAGCGGATAAGAAAGTACCGTGAGGGTTGTCTTCGGTGATTGTAGTTGTTAGAACATCTATCCACCGTTGCTTGCTTTCAGGAGAATCAAAATCGTCTGCTGCTTGAACAGCTAACGTTCTTGCCTTGTCTGCTAAGGTCATTCCCTTACTTTCTGCACCCTTGATATCTCTTGAGAAATGTGTAATAGCGTGCAATCCTTCTAACCACTGCATTCTATATTTTCTAGCGTGTGCCTTTTTCTCTTGTTCATTCTTTGAGAATCGAGAGTAGTCAGGTAAGTTTTCTAGCATTTCTGCTCGTGATCTTTCAATCTCTCTAACCACATACCAATAAAGGAGACCATCTGGGTTATCTAAATCATCTCCAACATCATCTCTATAAGAAGCCCATTGCCGCATTCCATTAAGAATTCTTGCGGCCTTTCGGCCTGCTTCATCATCCATACCTAAGTCAATCATCTCATCTATCTTTAAGGGCATAGCCTTGGGAAGACTAGACCTCTGGTAGGGTTGATGCCATCCTAATAATCCCTTACCAGTAGGGGTGTCAAATACACTAACACCCTTCATCTTAGGATCTTGTATCTTAGGATCTATAGCTAAGACTGGCTCAAGCACTTCGTTAATCTTTCTTTGAACTGCGGATCTTTGCAATACAGGAATGCCTCTACTAAAGAAAGAACTTCTCCTATATCTAGGAGTCATACTCAGTAATCCTTGAGGTTCCACTGTAGACATATACAAGTCTTGGTTATCTCTTGTACCAATAGCTTCTTGCATAGAAAGCTCTCGTCTGTGATATGGAATGAGTGGCTTTCCTAATACTCGTGCCACTCTAGGGCTACGTACACCCCCAGCAATCTTAGCTCGGTACTTTAAGATCGTTAGTCCAGAGTCTCCTAAATCAAGAAGCCGTTCTTCTCTTGCTATTTCTGTTGCAAGAGTTCTATCCTTTTCTCCCGAAGGAGTTTCAAATCTTCTTTTGTTATGCTCGTAGTGTTCTCTTAACATTGTGTCCATTACGACTACATCACTCTCATCCGAAACAAAGTCAGGGAATATTTCTGATGGGAGCCTGTCTACACTAGCCATATACATAAGTTGATCCATATCCATCAACCGATCTAACTCAGCATCTACTTCTTCTCTTGACATTCCTTTATATACATTGTCTTCTATATCAAACATACCGAAAGCATCTGGCTCTTCGTTCGTTAAGAAAGAGGCGAGAGCTTCATCAAAGTCTGCTTGGTTAAATTCTCCATGATCGTCTATTGCATTCTGTTCTGCTATAGCCATAAACTCATTAAGTTGTTCTGGTTGAATAGCTACTCTATTAGCAAAAATACCGTGGGGATCGTGCTTACCCTTATGGAAGGATCTAGGAGATCTTTGGGTAGGAAGGCTTAAGTGGTAAAGAAGGTGGTCTTCTAGTCCCATCCAATCGGAGGGCTCAAAGTCCTCAAAGCCAAACATATCAGCTGTAGCTTTCATTCTTTTCATATTAAGTTTATATGTAGAAGCGTTAAGAATATTAGTAGCCCTGAATAAACTTATACGAGCCCACGAACCCACTTCACCGCCATGTAAAATTTCCTGAAGCCTTTCCCAGTGTGGAGACTTATCCTCTATGGTTATACCCTTAGACTCTAGTTCTTCTATGTATCTTAGTGCTTCTCCATATCTGTTATCATACTTCTTTTTTATTCTAGCAATGTTTTCAGGCGTAGCACCTTCTGGAGTTCTTTCTGCTAAATATCTAATCTTACCTTCAAGGGCTCTCTTAACACGGTCAAGACGATTCATGATATGCATAGATTCGCCATCAACAGGAGCCAACTCAGTCGGGCCTTGAGAATTTCCAGAGTCTTGGTTTGGGATATTAGAAGACCGGACAACATCTCTCCACATCTCGGTTTCCACCTGCTGCTCTCTACCAACTTTTAAGAAGGCCATAGCAGCATTTCGGATCTTACCTTCAAACCCTAAAGCAGCATCTAAGATATGAACCCCATTCATTGCAGAAGCAGAGAGAAGCACTGTGCCTAGATTTTCTGTTTCAGCGTCTGTAAGTTTTATTCCAAACGCACCATTTAACTCGTCTATAATCTCTCGACTATTAGCAGTCATTCCCATAAACTCTAGTTTAAATGAATCTAAACCACCACCATAAAGACGACGCATAACAGGAACTTTAAAGAACTCTCTAATTGCTTTTCCCTTACGGACACTTTCGGTGTCTCCGCTTGCTTCAAACTCTGCCATCTTCTCTCTATAATTATCTTTATTTGTTATTTCGTTTTGGTCTAACCATCCAAAGACATCTGTTAACCACTTGCCCGAGCCTTGTATGTACTTGTTATCCTTATCTTTATCTTTGATATGCCCAAGGATATTTAATCCAGTCTCTACATATACGTCCTCCAGAGCAAGACTTACGAATGTCCCGTCAGAATTTCGTTGTGCCGTGCCGTCCTCATTCAATAATTCAAAGTCAATATCGTCTATCATTAACCTTATCTTATCCAATTCTACAGCTGCTTCTCCAGATCCTAGTTTAGAAAGGAGTTGGACAATCATAAGACCACTAGCTACTTGATCAGTGTGGTTACTAGGATCTAACATAACACTTGCCGACCATTCCTTATCGGGATTAGCGGCTTGCCACTTTGACTTAAACTCACTAACAAACTTAATGTGCATTGTTGCTGCGGCTTCACTCATTCCGCTTAAATCAGGATGCATTTGTTCTAATGCCAAGGTTTCAGCTAACTGAGAACCAAGTGGGGTAATATTATCATACCCTAAGTTTAGGTTTGCGAAAGCAAGAGGCATTGGGTTTTCTTTTGTGTTTCTAAATCTAAGGCTTCCACCATTGGCTATTGTCATGGAGTCTTGATTTATTGCGTGGCCTATTTGAGCCATGTCCAAGAACAGCTCCATCATAAAGTCTTTAGCTTGATCTCTTGTTATAAACTCTTCTTGGGCGTGTCCACCAACAATTTGAGGTACTAAATACATATCCATTTCATCAGCAACGGGATCAGTTTCGTCTTTGAATCTTCTACTCTGTATTGAGTTATATAGAACCTTCTTTTCCTTAGGAGTTAAAGGTACTTCTGATTTTGCTTTCTTAAGTACTTCTTTAATACGTAACCTAAACTTATAATTCTCTACGTTTAAACGATTGTCTGCAAGAGAAATAGGAGCAGCGAAGTTTATATCGCCTTCTCTAGGCATCTCTAACATTACAGACTCGCCGGTTATTCTCATCTCTTCTGTGTTAGCGTATTCTGTAGCTTCTTGAATTCCTGTTAGCCTTGATTTCATTGGTACACTCTTTTCAACAAATGTATCAACAATAGCATATCCTGCCATTTGAGCGGGCGACCAAGAGATTGAGCCATCCCCAAACCCAGTTAGAGTAAAGTTTATAAACTGTGGATGAGTAGCGTCTACTTCATTTAAAACCAGACTAAGGTTATTAATAATATAGTCAGTTATAGTATCAATTTCTTTTACTGATCTAGCCTGTGCTTCTTCGGCAGTTTCTCCGGGCTTAGTTAAAAAGATTTCAATGCCAGCCTTCTCTTTAATGAACAGTCTAAACTTAGCATTGTTCATCATGTATCCTACTCTTGTGCGAATGGCGTTCCTAACTCCTGCCTCGTATAAGTAGCCTTGATCCTTGGATGCAAATTCTGTAGGGAATCCAGTAGCCCTATCTATACTTAAGATATAACCCGACTCATTAAATTTTTCTGTGTTAAAGTTACGCTCTGCAACTATAGCCTCATTTAAATATTCTGCGGTTGCTTCAAGATTGGTTAAGCCAGATGGGTTGCTTTCGCTCAATAGATCCTTAGCCATTTCCTTGGCAAGTTCTTTTCCAAACGACTCCATATATCCAGTTAGCCTAGCCTTAGAAATTACTTCCCATCGTTCAAGTATGCTTTTAATTTCAGAATATCTCCACCTAACGCTGCTTAAGTTAGATACGCTATCCCAAGGGTTTTCTTCACTTCCAGTACTATTGGTTTCAGACCCTGCGTTCTCTGTTGGGTTTACCATTGCTTTTCTAAATATAATATGAATAGGTAGGCCTAAATCCCAGAAGTAATCTGGCATGTTAGAAAGAAGTCTCCACGTAGAAATTGTACCGTCGTTTGCAACATTGCTAGACGTTTGCCCAACTACAGACAAGTTAGCTAACCATTGCTTGAAAGACTTGTGATCTTCTTCTACACTAATTTTCACATCTCGTAGAGCGGTTCCGGGGGTGTTGTTTTCTACGAGCCAATCTATATCAAAATCAACATCATAGATTTCCTCATCAGAAATCTCATGAGCATACCTGTTACCATACATTGCGGAAATTCGTTTAGTTTGTCTCGTTCTAGACATAGGAGAATATCTTGTATCGGTTCCTATAGTCGAGACTATATTTTTCCTACTGTCCGCAAAGTCTTCGTCTAGTCTTTCATTTAACTCATCCACAGTTATTGTGCCGTCACCGTCTGTGTCTTTTAATCTTGCCTTTAATTCACCCCTAAGCTTAGACTTTCTAGGTAAACGTACATACACCTCTTGAATTGAAACAGTGTCTTTATCTGCCATTAGTTCGTCAATAGATCGTCGTCGGGTTTCCAAAGAACGAATCTCATCCTTCTTACGCTTTGCAACCTCTGCAATACTTATCACCTGAGTCATTTGAATCAGATCTTTCTTGATGTTTTCCTGTTGGTACTTAGCGTTTTCTACATTATACTTACCACGAAGTTCTTCTAGTTTCTTTTCCTCGTCTCGAATATGATCAACCAACGCATCGTTTTCCCACTTTTCTTTTAACTGTTCTGTTTTTCTCTGTAAAGTTTTAACAATTCTTGATTTAATTTCTTTTACAGAAAGTTTTTTACCAGCTATGACTTCAGCCAAATATGTCTTTGCAGTTCCAGATTTTAATGAGTCATGTATTCTCTGTAAGGTTTCTTGTAGTTCAGGACTTAAGTTTTCAAAGAACACACCATCTGGATATTTTTCAGCCGAGTCGGGTCCGAAGTAAGTAAAGATTGCAGAAAGTGTACTACGGTCTTCAAGGTTCTGATTAATCTCATTTTGCATTGGCTTAAGTTTTTCCATTGCTCTGTCTATTTGTTCAGTTAACTTTCTAAGTGTTCTACCAAGCTCAATGAGTTCTTTACTTTGACCTGATTCAGTTAAGTAGGCGTTAATACTATTTGTAACTTCTTTTCTAAGAGTCTCAATTCTAGTAAGTAACGCATCTACAGATTTAATATTCTTGTCAATCTCTTTAAGTTCTTTTCTATCTACAGTTTCTGCATTACGGGCATCTCTACGCCTCTTCATTAATTCTTCTTTAATGTTGATCAGTTCTTTCTGTGTCTCTGTCAGATCTGTTTCTTTGCGGTGTTGTTCTGTAAGATCGTCCACAGGTGCTTGGGCCTCATCACTACTCTGTTCCTCTGCTGGAGCCGTATCAGTAGCACCCTCGTTACTTCTTGGTCGAGGTGTTACTGTAGGTTCTGGGGAAGGATCAACTCTAGGTGGAATTGGTATTCCCGTTGCTTCGCTTATATTCTGTACACTTTCATTAACTTCGTTTACTTCTTTTGTGGTTGATTCAACCCTCTTCTTAAACTCAGTGTGAATTTTTTTAGACTCTTTAATAATATCTAATTGAACTTCTGCTGCGATTTCTCTAAGTTTAGTATCCCCTAACTTCTTAGCGGCTTCTTCGCCACCCGCCTTCTTATAGACCTCCTGCTTAAGAACTTCTGGAAGCAAATCAAAATATGTTCCGTCTTCTACTACCCTAGAAAAATACTCTTCTACAGATAATCCTTCTTTCTTAGCATTCGTAATCATAGTAAGTTGATTTGAAATAACAGCCATTATATGTTCAAACCCTTTTTCTCCAAGGGTAGTAGCCATCTCTGCATTTTCTGTGGCTAGTTGAGTAATAATACTAACGCCTAGTTCGGCTCCTGTCATTTCTTTATTAGCACTTTGTGATGCTGATCGAGCGGTAATTATATTTTCTACGGCTACATTTAAAGCGTCTAAAAACTTAGGGCTATCCAATCCAGAAGTAGCTCGGACAGTTTCAAGAATTGGAATTAAAGTACTTTCAAGTTCTAGACCATCCTTTAAGGATTCTTCTTCTCCTAATAAACTATTAATATTAGTTATTAAAGTTTCCTTACCTTCATACACATCCATAGAATCTAACATTGCTTGTGGATTAAACATACTAAGAGCTGTCTGTGTAGTCTCTTGTAAGTACTTTCCTAGTTCCCTTTTACCTAGTGTGTTTGCAAAGGCTTGACTCATAATCGTACCGGGTACACTAGCTACCATACCTATTCCCTTAAAGACACCACCAAAGATAGGATTAATCAACGGGGATAAGGCAGCTTCAGTAAGAGCTTCGCTAGCAATAGCAGCATAGCTCATTTCATCTATAAGACCTAAATCCTTTTTTCTTTTCTGATTAAAGGTTTCAGCTAACGCTCCACTTATTGTACCTTCAACAGAATCAGATAACCTATTCACGCCAAACTTAGCGACCCCGCCCATCTTTGCGTACTTTTCTTTAAACAGAACGGTCCTAACTAATGTTGGGCCAAGGTTTTCTGGTAACAATACTTGAGCAGTTCTTGCGTGCTTGGCACTAATAGCTAACCCTCTACCAACTGCTCGTCCCGATCCTAGTACCTTATTAAATCTGTGAGCTGTCTTAGCCGCCTTGCCAATCTTAAAAGCGGCTCCAGCAAGAAGGCTAGTACCTCCTGTAAAGGCTGCTAATCCAACAGACAAAGCAAAAGATGCTGCCATGTCTGGGTCATCTAAAATACCATTTACAACAAAGTTTTTTAATCCTTCATAATTACTAGATATAAATCCAGCTCTGTCTTCAAACATCTGTTGACTTTGTGTAATTGCTAATAGCTGCTGTCGTCTGTTTAAATCATAAAAGAACTCTACTGGGTTTCTAGAGTCTCTAGTTATCTCTTCAATACCAGCGTCTCCCCCAAGAGTTGTAGCCATTAAAGCGTATAGTTTGGGATCTCGTTCTTTGAATTCGTTTATAGCAGCCTTGGTTGACCACCCTTCAGGCGGCTCCATATTTAGAAAATCCTCAGGTCCGCTTGCAAACAAATCTATAATAGGAACATCATGAGCATGTCTATAGTCCCACAGTGCTAAGTTATATTGCGGCCCCTTCATCCCCGAAAGCAGTTGCTCGGATACATGACTCGGTATTTCTAATAAATCTAGTTTTTCTGAATCAACATTGTATAGAGAAAGATCTCTACCTCCGACAACCTGAGTAGAAAACTGTTGGCGGAATCCTGCATCTGTAGCAAGAAATCCTCTAGCGTAGTCACCTTTTAGCTGTTGCCTAGAAGCTTCTCCATACTCCAGCATTCCCTTAACATACTCTCCTGTGTCCATGTCTTGAAAGACCATAGGTGCGTCTATAGCTGTTCCATAAGCAGGCATGTTCTTTGCAAATGGTATTTCTGCCATTTGTTCATTAACTAGTTTCATTTGGTCTCTCTGAAGTTTTTCTTCAAAGATACTACTAGTAGTTAATGGGATCGGTGCTACTGACCAACGTCGTTCGCTCATCTATTAAATCTCCTTTAAGGGATTAAGGTTTTGGTGTCATATCGCCCGGAGTTATTGCCGTGGGATAAGTTATATGTTTTGTTCCCATAAATCTAGGATCTGTTTCTGGATACATTGCTTTATCTACTACCGCCGGGTCTCTTCTGTATTGACTAGGAGCACGTTTAGCGGGACCAAACGGACCCAAATCAGCCGCATACCAATTTTTTATCCCCCCACCCATTTGAAAATGGGTGCTGTCTGAGGGGTTATCATATATCATCTTAGCGTCTTCTGTAAATGCCCACGCAACATTAATAGGCTCTCCAACACGTTTCCCGTTTTCGTCAATACGGTACAAAGCTGCATTCATTCCATCTGGCCTAGCTGGGCCTGTTAAAGATCTGTTGCCGTTATTAAAACTCATTCTAACGTCAGGATATCTACGAACCGTTGTAAGTCTATCTGGGCTACCTCCCCCAAACCTATCTATGTTCGGTCTGTATCCAGCAGCTTTTGTATATGACTCAGGTAAAAGCTCTTCCATTCTAACTAAAACCTCTACGTTTAAATCTATTAAAGTAGGCTTAAACTTTCTCATAAATTCTTCAAAATTAGCTAAAACACCAAACCCTTCTAAACTCCTGTTCCCCCTCAGCTTCATTGCTTTATCATATAACTCAATCATAAGTTCGTTACTACTGTAATCTCTTTGTACTTCTTCTATAATCCCATTTAATTGTTTTTGGAATTCTTCTGGCTTTATCTTAGCAGCAGCTGCCATTTTAAACAAGTAGGGATTATTATTTACATTAAAATTCCCTTGGAGAATTGTTGTGGTTTCGGGAGTACCAGCCCAAGATACGTCTACAGCCTCGTAAGTTCTTCGATTTAAGTCATCCCTAAAAAATTTAGTCATTCCCGTATTTATTTCTTCGTTCCCTGATACACGCCTATAAAACTGGTCTGAGTCTAAATCTCTTCCTTTTGAGTGTGCGTATAAAACTCTTGCGTTTTTTTGAAACCGCTCTTGTTGCTCAGGAGTTGAAACAGCAGTCGGTCCATTATAAAGTGAGTACAGAGTTGCAACTCGATCATATTCATGTTTATCTTTCCATTCGTCTTCGCTTTCTAACGGTGGGATATTTTCTACAGCTTCCGGTAACTTTGAATTATCAATAGCTATTAAACCTGTCTGGCCGGTCGGAAGGTTTTGATCTACAGTGAATGAACCATTAGAGACATTTCCGGGTTTAGCGGTTCCAAATCCCGCTAACTCTAAAACATCTACTATACTAAACCTTTCTCCAGTTGAGTTTAAAGCGGCATAAGCAGTATTATAAATAGCTCTTTCTTCAGGATCCCTAAATAACCCATTAAGCATAAGAGTAACTGCCTTTTGATTTTCTCCAAATGAAGTATAACCATAATCAGCAACTTCTTCTAGCTGTGCTTTAGTTAGAGTAGCTCCAAACCCGTTTTGTAAAGTAAGACGAAGTATCTCTACTTCCTTTTTGTCATCAAGATTGTCGGTTAGTCCTAGCGATAATAGATCTGACTGTAGTGTTGCAACAGCGGCATCGCCTCCATATATCTTGCCCTGTGTTCCAAACATTGTGGCTGGTTCTGCATAAGCTATAAGATCAGATCCCTTATATAGCCTTCCTACATACCCTTGAATTCTATCAGCACTCCTAGTATATACTGTTTCCATTTCTGCAAGGACTGCCATTGCTTCGTCTGAGGTAGGGTCTTTTGCAATGGCTGCAAAGTCTACACTGGCAAATATATTACCACCACCCTTTTTTAACTCTCTTGCAAAAAGTGTAATAGCTCTCATTCTTTTTTCAATTTTTTCCTTTGGAGCATTACCTGTTAGCAAGTCTCTAATAACTGTCGCTTTTTGTGGGGAATCAAATAAATTTCCTGTGTCTAATAAGTATGTCATAAGCTTTACAGACTTAGCTACCTTTATTTTTTGTTCTATAGGCAATGCCTTGTATGCCTCAGCATCAGTCATGATTTCCATTGAGCTTTGGAAATAACCGTCTAATGAATTTAGAATATCTGGTTTGTCTTTTAAATTTCTTTTAGATGATTCTTGAACTAACATCTCTGTTAACACTGCCATATTTGTATCATCTATTTTGTCCCAAGGTATGTCATTACCGAATGTCCAATTTGGATCTGCAAGTTGTAAGACAGCCATTAACGATGGAGCTTGTACATTTTCTTGACCTGTTTCTTCTAAGACCTTAGTAAATATTTCCCCATAAGCCTTATCCCAAAACTCATAAGCTTCTGTTGCTAAGGTTTGCATTGTAGGGTGACCCTCTACAAAACCTTTTCTTGCAGACTCGTCCGCACCAAAGAACATGAACACAGAATTTTTAGCGGATGTTGCATTAGAAGGCATATTTCTATTTCTACGGAAAGCATCTAGATCAGTTACAAACTTAGTATCTACTTCTTCCTGAGCAAGGATATCCGCAAAAGCTTCTGTAGCCATGTTGTATGTGGTTAATATTTTTAACCTTGCTCCATCACTATAGTTGCCGGGGTTCATTAATACATCATTTATTAAAGTATTAACTTCTGTTGCTGTGGTAAACTCTTTACCTACCTGCGCTCCAACATGTCTACCAACCATTCTTTCATATCTTCTCGCTGGACTTACAACATCTAACTTTGCTTCATACAAGCTATCCACATCTGAAGATAATACTTCTTGGGCCTTGCTTAGTTTTTCAATGTACATAGGAATGTCAGCAGCACTGAATGGCTTTGATATATCTATATCTGTAATTCCCATGTTGTTTAACATCGAAGCAAGATATTGGTAATCTACTTCATCAGAAGGTGTACCGCTTTCAAACTCTTCTAGAGCACGGGATACAAGAAGACCTGTATTTTCATATGTTACGATACGGTTGTTCATTATCTCGTGTCCACTAAGCGGGCTGTTTTCAACGTCACCCCCCTCTTGGTACATTCGATAAACCGTGTCTATTGCTTCTCGAACTTGGTCTCTACTTTGTATATTTTCTGTTGTATATAACGGAGCGTCTCCTGTATCCGTTACATCTTCTTCTTTATGTACATCTCTTAATACCCCAATAGAATTTTTAGCCGCTTCGGAAAGAGATCCTTCTCCATTCGGTAAGAAAGTTTCTGTAGTACTTCCAAAAGGAGTTTGTATATCTGTCGGGAGATTTTGTCCAAACATCTCTTCAAAAACTTCTGACATAACTTCACTCATTACAATTGGTTTTGTTGTCCCCTCGATGTTGCTTTTTCTAGCCTTTAATTCTTTATATCGATCCATTAAACCTCTAGCGTAAGCCTCTTGAACAACAGTTAAATCTTCAAACCCCTCACCTAAATTCTTACCCTGAGAGTATATACCCAGCAAAGCAATTGATTCTGTGGCAGTGGTTTGGAAAACTTCCGGCATTACTTCTCCATCTGTATTTTCAAACTGTTGGTTGTTAACCTTATCTCTAAAAGACTCTGTTGTTTTGTCGTTCTCAAGTCTTCCAAGATTTGTGGTGATTGCTGTTGTAGTTTTGATCTCTTCACTCATTATCTCAGGAGTCACCCCATCTTGTTCTGCCTTACCAAGAGCATGTACAAATAAAAGTTCGTCTGACTCTCCAACGGTCTTTGGTCCATCTTGTTCAATCTGTGTAATTCTATCATTAACTACTGAGGGGAAAACAATATTTCTTGTGTTAAAAGATCCTTCAGATGTAGGATCGTATTCTCCCTCTCGTCGTTTTTCTTCGTCTATTTGCGTTCCTAATTCTTCTGGGGTCGGTTTATTAGATTGTGCAAAATATAATGAGCTATCACTCATGATGGAGTTACTCCCTCTTCTAGTGGATCTGGTCCTTCAAATTTTTCTTCTTCTCCCATAATGCCTGATGTTAATGGACCACCCGGTGCGGTTCTTTGATTATTAATCTGCATTTGTAGTAGTGATCTTTTTAACTCAGCGTTTTCTCGTTCTCGTCTAGCTTGTGCTTGAGTTTCTTGGTGAGCCTCAGCTGTCATTGTTGCTTTTTGTAATCCTTTAGCCTTGTCATGCTCATACTTTAACCACTTAAAAGAAAGGTTAGACATGTCCATGCCAAAGTTTACAACATTGTTCCACATGTTTGCGGTGTTGTTATACATTTGCATGATTGCGGTTGTGTTCATACTTTGGATTGAGAACGATCCGGTTTGTATACCGCCCTCACTAACTGTGCTCACAGGACCACCCAAAGGCATTCCAACAACACCACTCATACTGCTAGACATTGGATCCTCCTTGTGTATGGGATGCCATTCCATTCGATGCTCGGGCATCTATAGTTTTTCTAATATCTTCCCATCTAGCCCAGTAATCTCTTGCAAGATCTTTTAATGACAGATAGTCTCCACGCTCTATACTATTATCTACAGAAGCGTGTACTGAGTGTTGAAGAGTTAACATAGGGTCAGGACTTATTTCAGCATAATCAACAGTAATGCTTGATTGAAATTCCCTTGGTTGATTTTCAACTGTTTTGCCTAACTCTAAGGTTGCGGCTCTTTCAGTTGCTCTTGCATTACTTCTACTGTACTCTAATGCTTTCTTAACTTTTCTTTTAGCGATTGGTGATATGTCCTGAGCATTGACAGCAATTTCTTCCCAAGTTAATCCACGCTCTTCAAGAGACCACACCGGAGCAATCTGACCTTCTTCAGTAGTAATAGCAATTCTACCAGTGTCGTCAATAAAGATATCGTCTCTATTAAATCCCCAAGCCTTTGTTAAGTCTTCGCCATGAGAAGAAACAGAAACCTCTGGGTTTAGTCCAGTTGTTTTTCCTGAATACATGTTTTCAATAAAAGATGTAGAAGTTTTATCAAACTCGTGGATGTTTGCAAGCCTTGCTCTTTCTTGTGTTTTACTTCTTCCCTTTTGATCTAGGATTCTCATATCTAATAATAAGTTATTTAATACAGGTGAGGGAGCTTCTCTAGCAATATCTTGTAGATAAGACTTCTTACCCAAGTCATCCATCTTATCTAATCTTTCGTGAATCATAGTAAGATAATCATTGGTAGCAAAGTCTGGACCCTTTGGGTGAAGCTTAGATTCAGTCTCCCACATATAATCTTTATTATTAGGAGTTACTATAGCCCCGGCTCTAAACTCTGTTTTCCATTTTCCATACAAAGCATCCTTGGGCAGACCTTGGTTATTTGCTAACCATTGTTCAGATCTTGAAATTGCAGCTTGGCCTACAGCATCCCGAGGATCCATTCTTTCTTCCATAGGAGTTTTACTACTACTTACAATTTCTTTTAATTTGTTTAATGCTTCATTCATAAGTTACTCCTAAAAGCTAGTGTAGCTTGGATATGGGAATCCCATTGTTTCATAAGATGGTTGAGGCGGACCTGCATACGTGCTTCCGGGCTGTCCTGCTGGAGGACCACCGGGACCACCGGGAGTAGCTGGAGTTCCAGCCATCATATCGCCCATCTGAGCACCCATAAATGCACCTTGCGCTGCTCCACTTATTCCAGAAAGTACTGCGCTAGTCATTCCTGTACTGTAGGCACTGTTAGCAGCTGCCATTGGATCCACTGTACCAGCCTGCAAGAACAGTCCCGGTATATATGTAGTGTGGGAATTATACCCAAAATCTCTTTTAGACAATGCTGCTAATTGTTTTCGCTCTGCACCCTTCATTTTGTTTCTAGCAGAGACTCTTCTATCTACCATCATTTCACCACTGTTGTTTAATGATGCTCTAAGAAGGGCTCTTGCGTTCCCACTACTTAAATTAATATTTCTTTTATCTAATGACTTAATTAAAGAGTTGTTTACCTGTTGGTGCTTTTTAGAAATAGCCTCGGCTTCGTTATCAAAATTCCACCTAATCCAAAACTCTTCTTCCGCTCGGTTGATATTGGCTGACTCAGCTATTTTTTGATTCTGAATAAAGCGAGTAGCGTTTGCCTTAGCAGTCTGCCGGTTTTTAATCTGGTTCTGCATTTTATTCATGAACTCGCCATGTTCAAACTGGCGTTGACTCTTCCAAGCTTCAAACTCAGCTGCTTTGGCTTGGGTGTACGCAGCGTTTGCTTGTGCATCGGCTTCGTTGGATCCACCAAACAGAGCTAATCCGCCCTGTAAAGCTCCCATTCCCAGTCCCATCCATAATGCTGGCATTTAAGCCTCCTTACAGCCCGTCTGAGCCATTCTAAGGGTTAATAAGTACCCTACTATAGTATAAATTCAAAGTCCTTACAGGCGATTCTAGGGCTTCCTAGCCCCATTGCCTAGTGTTTCTCTTCTTTAGCCCCCATTTAGGTTTGTTGGGGTCGGGTGGTTCTCTTTGAGAGATGTCTATACAAGCTCCAGAAACCGCATTCCCCCACAGGCCCATCCTCCGACTGTCACTCATCCATGTTTTGACGATCTCTTGACGCTCCTGCTCTTTGTTTGTCGCAATCACCTGATCAACATCAGTTGCTAGGAGATCTTCCCAGTGGCTAACAGCCGCCGAGAGGACATCTACCCGGTCATCGTGAGGTAAAGCACCCCGCTTATCGAACAACCTAGTAATCTGCTTCTGTGTCTGCTCTTGAGAGATAGCTCTCCGGTCAAAGACTAGTCGATGGGAGGACATTACAGGTTCCAAGGCTTCGATCATCCTTGCTTCCTTGCGTCCACTCACCCTATAGTCCTCTATCAACACCTTACCACATATATCATATACAACAGGAGCTAACAACTGACAATACATAGCATCACCGAAGTTGCTCTCTACTCGTATATGGTTTACATCGTACTCTCGTGCCATTCTAGCGATCTTCTTCAAGACTCCCTGCTCATAGCCACCGGGATATCCAATAAGCTCGTGTATGAATACATACCCATTGGCGAAGGAGGCTATACAGACAGCCGTCTCGTCCTCACCTCGACCCGATGGATCTATGTACATCACTCTACCCTTGTAAGACGTAAACTCTTCGGAGATCCACATAGGGTTGTAGATTAAATCACCAGATAAACCAAACAAGGGGACACCCTTCATTGGTTGTGACTTAGCCCACACAATCTTCTCAGGACAAAGGTCAGGATGGACATCTATCACAATCAAATCTGATAACCTAAGAGGAAACTTCTCAAAGTCAGCGAGAGTTGTGTCAAGTTTATAGTGAAGTGCAAATAACTTAGGCCCAATCTTAGCCATACGTTCCATAAGAACTTCCATAGGAAATCTTTCTGGTTGTGTTGCTTGTCCGGGTTCTCTCGACAGTTGTAACACCCACTCATTAACATCCTCACACTCAACAGGATTAGTTACATCAGGAATTATGGCAGGAAACTTAGTTACTTTATAGCCCGACTTTAGTTGGTTGTAGATCGAGTCTTTAATTTGTGGTGTACCTAAAAAGATTACACGCCCACCGACATTACGAATCTGTTCAAACTCTGCAACCTTGTTCATTAATTTATCTCTAGCATTAGCAGTTTCACAGTTGCCTTCGATTTCAATGTCATCTCCAATTACATAGTCTGCGTGCGAACCAGTGATCTGCGAAGTAATACCGCGAGCATAACAAGACTTGTCCTGTCCGATCTTAGTCCTAGCCTCGACATTGAATGCAAAGGCGTTGTCTGTAGTGTGATCTCCCGGTCGAAGATGCTCACAGTAAGGCACTAAGTCTAGGATCTTACGAGTCATAGAGATGAACTCGGTTGCCTTGTTACCTGTTGCAGAAACTACCATGATAGTAGTATTAGAATCCTTTAATAAAAACCATGACGCTAAACACGCTGTGATAACAGACTTACCAAAACCCCGCCCAGCTTGTAACTGCATATCCTTGGGTCCGCTTTGTAGTGCATCAGCCATTGCGTACTGAGCACCAGTTGGTTCCCCCAAACCAAGATACTTAAAACAAGCCCATAGATGATTACGAAAATCTTCTACCATTTCTTGGGGTATATTCATTTACGTCTCCGCTTAGCAGGTTTCTTTTTTTGTTTACTGAACATGATCTTCTCAGCATCCTTACCAGTCTTTCGGTCGGTAGTTCCGCACGCACATTTAAATTTCTTGTGAGCCATTACTTTCCCTTTTTCTTAGACCAGCTAACTCTCTTTGGACCTGTCTTTTGTTTAGCAGAAGAGTTGCACTGAGATTTTGTAGGACGGCAGGCAGGGTAAGGACGCTTGCTCCCACCCTTTGCAGACTTACGACCACAGGGCTTGCCTGTCTTGCAGTCAATCCACCCCTTACCATTATTACGACTAAACCATTTCTTTAGTCCCTCTTTCTTAGCCATTACTTCTTACCCTTGGGTTTCGTGTGACCATACCCCTTCTTCTTTAGAGCAAGGTGTTCTCCGTATGTATTGGCCTTCTTACCCTTACCGGACTTTGAGTACATCATATGTGCTTTGAATGTTTTCTTTTTAGCCATTACTTTTTCTTCCTTGATTTATTCCCCCAGTTTTTAGCTCCCACCTTGCGGCACTTAACTAAAGCACCAGAAGCATAAGCGGAGGGCCATTTTGTGTATCTACTTTTAACCTTGCTGTAACAAGCGTCTCGTTTAGCTTTCTTTTTCTTAGCCATGATCAACACTTCCATCTCTTGCGAGCTTGTCGCAGCCGTGAATCAGGATCCTTAGCAGCCTTGGGGAACTTCTTCATTTGACCAGCACTACGAGCACAGTAAGACTTACGTCTCTTGGCCGCCTTGCTGCCCTTCTTTACCTTACCAGTAACTGCACCCTTTAGCTTACTGCCGGGGTTATCCTTACGGTATTTCTTAATTCCCTTCTTGGTCATACCAGCACCCTTTTTTGTAGGGCGTTTTTGACCACCGCCGATTGTATGACCCTCCATAGAGCCTTTTTTCTTTGCCATTGGAATCCCCTTTATAAACTACTTTGGTCGCTTAGCCTTACTCTTAACGAGCTTCTTCTTGTCCTTCTTCTTATCAGTAGAGCTTGCTGTAGCCTTCACCCCATATGTTGCACCTGCTGTCATCTTACGTCGGCTAATACTAACTGACTTACCCTTACCCTTTGACGGTTTATTATTAGGCTTAGGCTTTCCCTTACCCTTTGGCTTCTTACCACTACCACCACTAACTGATCCATATGATGCCATTATGAGGCCTCCTTCTTAAATGGGATACTATCCGCAAGTTTATATTCTAAGGAATTCAAAGCATCCTTAGGTATACTATCTAACAACTCTCCGTTGTCATTTAAATAACCACGGATTACTTGATATAATCCGGGTGTACATTTTTGTGGATCATTGAGATCCGCTAATAGAGCGTCTAAAAGAAACTCGTTTAGTTTGTTTATTTTCTTTTCATTCATAGTATACGCTCTTTCTAATCTATGGGTGTAACTACATTAGCGGCATGATAATAAGCACTATCATTATGATAAGTAGCATAATACTCACTCAGTATTGTATTATTATCTCCACACCAATTACCGTGAAAATAATCTCTTAACGCATTATACGAGGCATAACTACCGTTATTACTGCTACTATTGTCACCGCCTCTGTTGTAAGACCACCCTAAATTCTGCTGAAAATATGGTCCATCTTGGGGGTTTTCTGAGTTAATATATTCTACAGTATCTAAGTACACAGTTTTAGCAGCCCCTACAGTTACTACAGGCTCATTACCTGCGTAGAAACCATCAACCGCATCGGATCCAAAATATCCCCTGTGATGCATTGAGATATTCTTGGTAATAATAGAATTACCCAAAGGGTTGTAACTACCCGACTGCCTATAAAAAGTGGATTGATAAAAAGTATCGTGACTTGCTGTCAATCCCTTTACAAATGGACCAAACTGTTGAAAGAACATACTTCCTTGGTGTCTTCTGTTTCCGTGTGCTTTCGCGTTAAACGTATTACTCACAACCTGACAATTATTAGTATTATTTACTTTCTTTCTATGGTCACTCCACAACGGCCTAGCTCCAAAAGTTTTAAAGTGCATGAAGGCTTCTCCTCCAGCTTTAGCTCCCCAAATAATAAACAGACCGCTATGTGGTACTATTAATTCTCTGTTAGTCGTAGCGTTTGCTGAGGTGAAAGACATTCCTTGCATTCTTATTAAACCTGTTTCATGTTCTTCGCTTTTTACCGAAAGCGGGGCCAATGACCAAGTAACCATTTGGTTGTCTGATATTTTAATGTTATCGTTTCTAACTAACCTAGCTCCACTTTCATCAGGTTCAGTAAAGTCTCCTTTTATATCACACCAAATTCTTATACAGTGTGGGTATTGAGGGGTTGCTGGCCCTTCAGCAAACTCAGAAGGCAAGGCGCAATTAACTACATTCCCAGCTCTGCTAGTTCCTGTTAATGCTTGTAACTTCCTCACGCCGGGAAAACGAGCTAATGTTCCTGATTTACTAATCTCTATAAAGTTATTTGATATTTCCATATTTTCTACGCCCGCATTAGTATCTTTACCTCCATACACTGTTAAAGCATTGCACATACTTTGTAGTTTGTTTTCTGAGATTTTTATACCTTGCGTTATGTTTTGATTAGCGTAATCAGTAGGCCCGGTTCCCAGACCCACTTCTGTACTTATATGAATACCGCACAACCAAGCATCTATAACACTGTTTGTAATTTTTACAGCTTGGCAAGAGTTTAATTCTGGGTTTAATGCGTTATAATTTACCCACAATTCCTCTCCTTCTTTGGTTACTAAGTCAAACCTACCAAAAGTTACTACCTTTAAACCAAATGCTGTGCTAGGGTGTCTTCTTCCTGAGATAGAGTTTCCTGCAAAGTTGTTATAGCTATTTGCAGTCCATCTTGTAGACCACCCCTTCCCAGTACCATAGTAATCTGTTTGTTTTTCTGATGCACTTGTTTCAGTAGGAGCTACTTCTGACCATTTTGTTCTACTATCGCATACAAAATTATCCACATTAATCTTTAATCCCACCAACTTCATCCCAGTTGTGGGGTATGAAACAACCTCGTCAGCAATTGGGTAGTTTCTATATGGGTTAAAGGCTACGCAGTCGACCGAAGTATTCATTACGTTTACATCCCAACAAACTCCGTTATTTATATCCCTTACACCAGACGTAACTCCTCTAAACTTACAACTATCAATAGTAAGTCCTGAGACTGCTGTATACCCAGCCGCTCCGTCATAAGCAATCCCGTGACTTACATTCCTAAAGGTGCAGTTTTTAAAAGAAATGTCAGCACAGTTCTTTAATACTACTGCGTTACCTTCAGTTCCAGTCCACTTCATGTCTTCAAACAAACAGTCATTGAATGATACGTCTCGACATCCAGTAAGCTTAACTTGACCCAGACCAAACCCCTTAAATCTACAACGTTTAAATGAAATACGATATCCATTTTCAATGTGTACACCTACGCTAGCACCGAGTATACCTAAAATTGTGCCTGTATTGTCTGCTTGTCCCGTAGCACCAGCTCTAAATGCGCCCGCTCCGTTTCCTATAAAACTAGCGTTAAAGGCGTTTGATACTCCTCCGGTAAAGGTAGAGCCAGACTTAGAAACGTCATCCAGAGTTTCAGTAATAGTAGTATTACCCGCGTCTCCACCTACTGCTTGAGTTATAGTAATAGCTTGAGTACCATCAGCTTCAGTGGGAACAGCACTAACTATAATCTTACCGTTATGACCATTAGCGTGTTCAATAGCAGCCTTAAGTTGAATGAGTAAAGCATTCTGTGTAGCAATGCTTCCGCCGGTCGTATTAATACCCACTGCAATCTTACCTACGTTACCTGCTCCAGCAGTAGTTGAACCTATGTCAGATCCTTCGGCTAAAACTGTTCCAGTAGCTACACCGCCAGCAGCTGTATCGGTAATAAAATATTTTCGTTGTGTGCCGTCTGTAGATATTAAAGTTATTTCATCAGACGTAGTGCCTACTGCTCCTGTTGTAACGGCAGCGTCTCCGTCACTTGCCGTAAGAGTGGCTACACCTTTGTCAAAAGTTACAGGCATAGTTTTACCGTTTAACCAATCCCATTCTGGGACAGCCCCAACAGTCCACTTACTTTCAGTATTATCGTCATCTACCATTAAGCCTGTAAACGTTACCTTTGCGTTATCAGCAACTCCATTACTTGCCCACGCTGTTTTAATTACCTGAGATCCAAATGATCCCTCGTTAAAACTTATTGAACTGTTTGTTACGGTTTCCCACTTATGAAGAGTATCTTCAAATACTAAGTCCTCAAGAATTATATCGTGGGGTTGTTGTGTAGCATTAGAAGCACTTCCTAGTTTCTTAATAGTAGTATGGGTAGCGTCACTTCCGTGCGTGTAGTCATGTAAAAGTGGATCTCTTAGCCGTACTTCTGCTCCTGATATGGTTTCAATATAATGTAGTTCAAATTGATGGACCTTTCCATTCCTGAGCCCTAATACATTATTACTACTACTATCGCTAGTAGTGAAGATTTGAATTAAATCACCCTTAGCGAAATTAGTACCGCTTCCTAACGTAATATTGTAGTCGCCGGTAGTTACACTTGGGGAAGCAAGAAACGTAGAAACGTTGGTTTCTGTCGGGCAGCCTAACAACGTACCATTAGCAGCCGTTCCATCTGAGTCTGCCTTTGTCCAGTTTAATTTTCCGTGTCTCCATTGAACATCGTTTTTAGTAAAAGTTTCTACTTTACTATTAACAGCATAATGTCTTCCTAATAGATCAGCTGATCCAAATATACTAGATGTTGAATTAGTTCCTCCTACTATACCTACTGCATTTAAAACAGTAGATACACTTGACTGGTCGTCGGTTGCACCATCAGCTGTACCCGATGCTGGTTCTGCAATCTTAGCAGAAGCACCCGTTGATGCACCCTCCCATCTACTGTCTGCATTGTTCCACTTAAGGAATTGTCCATCACTTGCTGCTGTATGTACATCTTTAAGATCATGAAGAGAGAATCCATTTGATGCATCACCGACGCTAGTGCTTACCCAAGCACCTGATACTCTTTTTAATACATGAGTATTCGTACCCGATCCATAATCAGTAACATCAGCAAAGTCAGCAAGATCCACACTCTTGACAAAAGCTGTACTAGCTAGCTTGGCACTACTCTCTGTAGCATCTTCTGTCTTAGCTGTAATAGAGTGTGTGCCAGCGTTCCAGTCAGCCGATAATCCAACAGTACCGTCAGATCTAAGAGTAGAAGCTTGTGCTGTTTTTACCCAAGAAGAACCAGAGTATCGAATGATATCTCCAGCTTCTAAGCTTAGGTTGTTAAAATTAGTCATTGTAAATGCACCGCTACCAGATGATCTAATAATATCGTGGGTATCCCCAGCTACTGGGCTTGTTGGAGCTGCTGTACTTGCTCCGTTTGGATGTAAGTCAATAACTCCTCTATAGACAACACCTGCACTTAGTGCATCAATCTCCCCCTTAAGAGTCTTGCCTTGATTTGCAGAAAGTGGTTGTGTTACAGAAGTACTGACTAAAGAATCTACGACACTTACCTTAACAGCTTCGCCTGAGATCGCTAAGGAATCATCCGCCAGATTCAATCTAATCTTATCCGTCGAAAGTCCTGTACCTTGAATCCCATCTTCAGCCAAAACGTTTGTGTAGGAGTTTGGAATAGATCCTGTTGCGTCTAATGTAACTAAGCCGTTTGGCTGGCCGATCATAGGGCTCCACTCTTGAAGATTGTACATCATGTCTGTACCTTCTTGTACAAGGAAGAGCAATTGGTCTATAATGTAATTTAAGTTGTCGGCGTTTATTCTAGAGCCACTGGTAAACTCTACAAGTTTTGTAAGTCCGTATGTTTTCCGCAAAACATATATTGTATCTGAAGAAGAAAGTGTTGGTAAAGTTATTACCGCTTCTCTTCCGCTTTGTAGAGTAGTCCAATCATATTCTCCAGAACTGGTAGTGGTCTTAAATGTAATTTCTTTTGATACACTATTAAGTGTATACATAGAACTTCCGCTACTATTAGTGTTTGGAAGGGTCCATGCAGACCACGCCTCAGTTGCTAATACTGGATAAGAATTGTGGGTGTACTGACCATCAGCAATAGTACTTGAGTCAAACTTTCGAACAACTACTATTTCATCCTGATCATTAACCGAGGAACTAAGTCTATCGTCAGGGTTTATTAAACTACTGTAATTTATTTTGTAATCGTTGTTGATTACTTCTTGCCCAGTTTTTTTAACAAACGTAGACTTGTTTGAGTTGTTGTTGTACGCCACGAGTTGATCTCCTCTAAGAAGTTAAGAAGTGCGGAAGCCTCTTAAATTTACCAGTAAATTCCATGTTAGTTATATTCATTGCATGTGGAAACTCAGAACTTAACTCAACAGTTATGTCATCTGAAAATCCTAAAATACTAAATTTAAATGTTCCGTTTTCTTCGGTAACGGGAGAACCATAGTTAGCATCGACTGATCCTAAAAGTCTTGGATTAAATGTGTAGATTATAGGATCTCTATTTTTTCTTGTAATACTTACGTTATACTGACCTGTATTAAAATGCCTAAAAACACCGTACCGTAAATTTAAAGATCCCGGTATTACATTGTTAGCTTCATCTCTCATATATAAAGGGGATAAAGTAGCCTTAGCATTATAGGTTGTACCTATCCACATTACAGAGGTATTAGACCAATCACCACTTGCCGCATACAGAATTTTTCCGGGATTCTCTAAGTCATATCCTTTAAAATTTAAAGATACAATATCCCCCTGTCGCTCTCCTTCGTATATTACACCTTGATTCCAACTTTCTACTGTGCTTCCAGAAAAAGATAACACACTTTCGTTTTGATCGTTGTTAAAAGAAGAAGTAAATGTTTTTATTTGTAGCCTATCTAATCTAGGTATGTCTACTTTATCAGGATACATATTCATTTTGTGTAAAGCTAGCTTTGATCCTGACTCTGTTTCTTCTAAAGATACGGTAAAGACAAAATCACCAATAGAGTTTATAGATTCTATTGGACCTGTAGATGTTTCGTATTTAAAGAAAGCATTTTGTAGTATAGACTCTTGCGAAATAACATTTCTAAAACAAAAGATATTGTTTGTAGGATAGCCTTCTGTTGATTGTTCAACAACAAACAAGGTATTATGTGCTGCTGAAGCTGTTACTGCATAGAATTCTGCTGGCAAATAATTAGGGGCTGGCCGTGACACTTCAAATGCTTGTTGAGGGGAGTCAGTTGTACTTCCAAAATAAATATAAAGCCTGTTGTTTGCATAAAAGAATAGATTATTATTTAAAAGCATTGGGGAAATTGTCGAACTCATAGGATAGAATGAGGTTGGAGCAATTTCTGCTGATAAGGGAGAGATTTGATTCTCAGATCCCATTAATTCATATTGCGTTTCTCCAGAGGTAGCCAAGAATAGGAAGTCTCTATAGGGGAGGAGATATGTAATTGGAGTATACTTATTAGAGGATACCTTTAGATCGATTGGGTCTCTGAACTCTACGGTAGCTGGGTCTGATATAAAGAAGTTATCAAAATCACCAAGTCTACTAGAAAACAGTGTATCATCTGTTGATAAAAATAATCTATCCCTATAAAAAGAAATAGCCTTTAGTTGTTTTTGTACAGCCTTGCCGTTTTGATCTTTAAAAGGCGAGGGTCCGGGGTTACTATTAACAGTACCCGCTGTTCTAGGATCCCAACCAACTTTTCTTACTCTCCACCCACCACTAGGAAGTTCATCAGTAGGAATATTTGAGATAAATATTTGCATAGGCATTCGTCTATCGTCTATCAAAGACATTTTATCTGGTGTTCGTACCTTCTTAAGGTAAGGTTTCTTAAGTTCGTTAATAACCCTATACCATCCCGGCGAACTAGAAAGATAGGCTTGAGATAAGTAAATTATTTTTCCTTTACCTCTGCTTGCATCATCTAAAGGTCCGTCTAAAGGATATAGTCCGTATAATGCATTTCTAACATGGACATCGCCATTATGTAAGAAACTATCCCCTGCTCCTGCTACTGTACCGTCTCCTTTTGGTGGAAAACGTAGGTCACTAAACCTAGCAACAGATTGACCAAGGTATTGTTTGTCAGGATCTGGATAAAGGTACTCTTCTACAGGTATAAACTTAGCCACTCTTCCTGTGTCTACCCACCTAGTATTATTATCGGTCGATGGATCACTTGTATACCCATCCGCTCCATTCTGTGGGCCGGGAAGCTGCCCTGAGGTGATACTATCTTTGACTGCGTATATTTTATTATTAACCGGACTTATAACATCTTGACCCCATACATAGTTGTCGGCGGAAGTCCAATATTCAGCTAACCCTTCTGGGTCTACCTCAAGAGTAGTTTGGTATTCTATGGGCTGTCCCTTAAAATCTCTATCTATTGACGTAGTTGAAACAGTACCATCTAAGTTATATAAGAAATGACCGTTCTCACCACCTACAACTTTTTCTTCCCCATCTGAAGTAAACCCAGCGGAAACTAAGGTGTTTAAAACAAGAATAGTAGACCCCACACTAACAGCTCTTAAAACATCCTTAGCTTTATTTTGTGATAGTTCAGAACCAAATGTAATGTAACTACGACAGTCGTGGTTAATATCTTCTCCAGTTTCTACTGCCTGTATATTGTAAGAAGTGTTGTTTACTTTGTATACCCACATTAACTCTGAATTATTATCTCTTGCTTTGTAGTCAATTACAATTAAATAGTTAGCATCTTCATTTACTTCAAACCAATAATACCATAAATCTTTTTCGCCGGGGTTGTCAATATTTAAAAAACTATACGTAGAGTTTGTGAGTGGTCTAAATGCTGATCGTTTATCTAAAGACCGTTCATTAGTACAGAACATGTTTACAAGTTCTTCTGCTTCGCTTGGCAATCTTTTACTAGGAGCTTGTCTACCTACACCACCGCTAAGAGTATTAACGGGTAATTTTATTGGAAAGTATGAGCTTCTCTTGTCTCTAAAAGGTTGCTGTTGAGCCATCATTCTCCTCCTACTGTACGCCAATATCTAAATCTTGTTGGGTCGTTTGTTCCTAAGCGTCTATTAAGTATGTTCTGAAGTTTACTTGTACCAGAATTAAATATGTTTCTTTGCTTGTCATCTAAGATAGAAGCTTTGGCTGACGTAATGTGAAGAGCCTCAAGGCCTTGGAGGTATATGTCTGTATCCCCGTCTCCCTGAGTAACCATCTGGTACTGTCTAGCAGCAGCAGAAAGTATGCCTCGTTGTACCGGAGTATCCATATCTTCCCATTGTATTGTATGTATAATCTCAATATAGTACTCTTCTCCAGTACCCCACTCATAGGTCTGATCGGTAACGTTGAACAAGTACTTATCAGGATCTCCCTTAGTTAATCCCACCAACTTCCATCCATCATCATTTGTATGGTAGGAAGTAAGTTCAGCTGAGATTGTATTCGCAGGCAACCTAAGTCTACCCTTTGTCGTAAGTGTTTCCTTACGACAATAAGCATTGTTAGCAATACCTCGCAGCTGAAAGTCTCTAGTAAATTCGTCTAGAATAAACTCAGCTATCTCTGTATCCATACCACTGTTTCCTTCAAGATCGGAAACGAGAGATTCTCCTGCCATTAATAACATATGATTTACAGCATCAAGTCTTGATATAACACCCATGAGAATCTCCTTGTAAAAAAGTCCCCCGCCACCCAACGTGGGGCAGCGGGGGATGTGTCAAATAGCGTAACTAATGTTACACTAGCTCAATCAGGCCTGCTGAGCGTAGCCATCAGACATACCAGACTCGTCAAGACGAGCGGCAGCTGCGTGTTCAGCACGAGTATTCCAAGCAGCAGCAGTTGGAGTGTTGGTTGTGATGATTGCAGCACATTCTGGACGAAGAACGCCAGTACCCTGCATCATCGAAGCGACTGTGAAAGTCGTATTTCGACGAACGTCATCTACAGTGTCAACCTTAAGACCCTGAAGTCTAAGGGAGGCAACTGCATCAGGGGTAAACATGACAGCACGGATGCCCCAGAGTTCCGTAGAGGAATCTGTGTTACCGTTTTCCTGACGGAAATCCATGTTGTACTTGGTTTCTCCGAGCGAGCTAGCACCAGTTGCTCCGAACTTATTACGAAGCTGATCCGAACCGTGGTTCGTCTTGATGATGGTGCAACCCATGTACTCAAGCGAGTCATGCATCTGACCATAAGCATCGGTCAGGTGATTACCCAAACCAGTACTAAAGCCACCGTCTGTCTGACCACCAAAGTAGATCTGGCGACCACCGTCGTTGAGATCGGTGCTCAGTCTAGCAACACCCAGTGAACGGATGTCCATGAAGCACTGAGGACTTACAGCAAGGAACAACTGGCTGTAAGGGATACTGTTTTCCTGAAGGAAGACAATATACTTCTCAATAGCTTCAAGAGCTGAGAGAGCACCAGTTGCGCGGTCAGCAGCAGCAGCTCCTGAACAACCCCAACTATGGAGCTTAGTACTGGCATCTTCTGCATTACCATAAATTGCGTCATCCAAGTTTAAACTTGGACGAGGGTCATTAGTAATCTGGCTTGTCATAGCAGCACGGGCAAGATAAGAATAGATCTGCTTATCTCTGGTGTTAGCCAAAGTCAAGGCAGTCTGTCTTGCCAGTTCGTTACGATACTCCCACTGGGTCAGCATAAGGTCGACGTTATCAAGCTCGAAGTGTGAAGCCATTGGACGCTTGTCCAAGGTGACTGCGAACGTCGAGGTCTTAGAATCGTCTCCACCGATCAGTTCTTGACCAGCATCCCAGCTAGGCTCTAAGCTAACAGTACCAGTGATAGGGAATTCCATTGTCGTTCCGCTAGGAATGACTCGGGAAGTGACCATCTTTTCAAACATATTGTATTCATCGTACGCATTAATAACTTCTCCCGACCAAATCGGAAGCCAAAGCTTACCGGCAGTTACGCCGTCACTGAATACAGCACCAGAGGTGGCTGCTCCAATATTTTCGCGATATGATAATTGATTTTGTGTTAAGTCAGACATTTAAGTCTCCTTTGTTGAAATAAAATAAAACTATTGTCACGGATTATGATTCAACAGCTAGGATTATTCCAAAGGAGTCCTTCTCTGAGGCGGATTTGTATCGGGTTGGTGCATCCATTGTCCCAGAATTCACCGGGAGGGATTACAACCTGTTCGCACAGTTCCAAGTTGGGGGTCCGTTTTCCCCTTCAAGTCAAGCTGGGAGTGTACTCCAGTCGGTTCGAGCCATACGCTCTTCAACCGCGTTACGGAAATTATTTTCCAGCTTATATTTTGGATTGTTTCTGTCAGCCTTGAATTCTCTTTGAGTCTTGTACCCAATGTAGCCGGTCTGGCTAGCTGGGACGCTGGCGATATTACGAGGAGTCGTTGTCGGTTCCTTGGCCTTTGGAGCCGTGACAGCCTCGTTATACTTTGCAGCCAATCCTCTTAGAGTAATGTCGTACTGAGCAGACGACAATCCAGTATTTATTGCATCGCGTTCAGCCTGATTCAGGTTAGACGTAGCCCACTTGAACATCTTGTCCATGTTTTCTCGGCCACCCACAACCTGTGAGGCTTCATCGAATCGATTCTTAAGTCTTGCATGTTGAGCCATTTCATAATCATTAATCATGCCTTCAGTAAAACCGGTCATAGACTTAATAGTCTCTCTGGTTTCAGTTGACAGGCTTCCAGTGGTGGCTAGCTCAGTACCCCACCTTACATATTCTTCTTCAGGGACGCCCTTGACAGAGGGAGTTTCTTCCTGAGTCTTTGGCGGGTCGTTCGGGATTCGTAGCTCATCAGTGATAGGAGCTTCTGGTTCGGGGGCTGCGTTTGATAATGCTTCAGGCTGTTCTTGGTAGTTAGGATTTTGCGATCCATTTTCAGCATACGTTGCTTTAAGGTCTGCAACCTCTTGCCTAGACTGCGTATACTGCTTCTGGGCCTCCTTAAGGCTGTCAAACCAAGCTCCTGCATCCTGAAAGTTTTCTGGAATACCTTGACCATTAGATTGCACATATGTTTCAAATGCTTGCCTCTCCTTCAGTTGAGCTATTTCATCAGGGCTGCTTACTAGTGATTGTTCCTGTTCCGTAATTTGTTCCTGTAATACATCAGGCGTATCCTCGGAATGAGGAGTCACATACTCGTTGTTCTGTTCAGTCATTAAAATCTCCTATCAGATTATTCCCCCGTCGAGAGTCTGATTAACTAAGTGCTGCGAAAATGAAATTCAATCCCGCAGTTAAAATACAACTTGCCGCAAAGGCAGCCACATACATCTTCGTATGTAGTACAGCTATCTTGTGATCGATACTGGCTAGTCTTTGGTCAAGTTTTTCAAGTCTATTATTGTTACGCTCAAGCTCATGAATTACAAGCTTCTTGTATTGGTCCCATCCATTTGAATCCATAACCCCCACTCCTACTTATATAAAGCTATGATACTTGATCCATCCGTTCCTGTATTCATAACACGCTTAACAGATAAGGGGTGTACAGTTCCCCTCTCCAATCTCTTACTAGTCACACTGGACGCATTGTCAGATGATATGTAGGCTACATCTACTTGAGGTGTCTTAAGGTATCTATCGTTAAGATAATTATTTACCGCTACTCGGTCGGCTGCGGACAGGGTTGATCCGTTCCACATAGCAAACCAAGCTATCTTACCTGCAAAGAACTCTCCTATTCCGCTATCATTTCTAGCACCTAAATACATTCTTACAGCTGGAACAGAAGAATAGTTTTCTGAGTTTGAGGCCGAGCTACCTTGGTTAACACCGTCAATATAAATAGTTTCAGTGCCGGAAGAACGAGACCACTCAACTGTGTACCACCTGTCGTTTGTAACAGTTACTCCAGATGTCGGGTCGTCCCCTGCATGAGCAACCTTAATTACATTGTCTGTATCTTTGTAAATACTCCATATAGAGTCATCATCATCCCTAGCCAATAATGTTTCTTTATTATTGCTTTGAGTTCCTACAAACCTAGCTAAGAAGATTATTGTAAAATCTCCAGTACCAAAATCCATATCAGGATCATCCTCAAACTTTAAATAATTACCACCGTTAAACGATACCATTTCCTTATAGTTTAAAGTAGCATCATCCGTATCGATGGTTGGAGCATTAGCGAGCACGGCGACAAAGGAAGGGTCAGTAGAATCTGGTAAACTTGAGCTTCCCGCAGAACCAATATTATTTAAGTAGGTAGTAGTAGACCCTCTACTCGATACTGTAAACGAAGCTCCAGCATGTACTAAAAATTCTGGGTTACCAGCATCTCCAGCTAATGCGGCGAGATCTTGGGCATCAGTATAGTCACCTGCTCCTATATACAAAGCATCGGCTACTGCCGATAGATCATTGCTATCGTTTACAGTAACCGAAGCGGCTTTAGTATACTTATCATGCATCAGGAATAAGTCCCACCAGACTCAAGGATAACCATATTAGTAGCCGCAGTGCCACTAGACTTAATAATCTGAGGTGCGACTGGATAAATAGTTCCTTGAACCATATTTTTAAACAGTACAGCAGCACTGTCTCCTTGCAGCTGCATAGTAACATCGCCTGTTACTCCAATGTAAAGGCCGTCCCACCCAGATCCAGTAAATCCAGACAATACAGTAGAATCATTTGGCACAACAGCCGCAGCTTTAATATATTTATCGAACAAAGATCACCCCCTATCAGGTTGTATAAGCGTATTTAAAAGTAGAAGTAGCACTAGTGGTTCCTAAGTTTTGACCACTAGCATTAAAATGAATTCTAAAATAAGGAATAGATGTGTAGCTTGTTAAATCAGCCACATAAACTTCTGTTGCAGCAGAATTGGGCTCAGTATCAGCATCAAGAGTTACTAAAGTTCCAAAGTTTGTACCATCGAAAGAACCCTCTAATGTTAAAGTAGCTACTACATCATCATAACCAGTGGCAATTGCGTGTGAAATAAGAACTTTCTTACCAGCTAAGTTGCTTGTAATATTTCCAGACACAAGGCTATTAGTTCCAGTCACAGCTTGCGACGTTGCCGACGTAAATATTGTTTGGCTATTGACTGTACTACTAGTCCAAGCAGTATCTGAAATTTGCACGACTGCCATTATTTAGCTCCTTAAGTTGTGTAATACGAGAAGGTCATCTTTCCCGATGTTCCAACATTTCCTGCGGTGATTCCCTTACCTCCATTAAAATGTATAGAGAAAAAGGGAATACCGTTTGTGTTAGTTAAGTCTATAGAATAAAATCTAGGACCAGTGTTTTGAGGTAAAAAATTTGTTTCTGGGGTAGCAAGGACGGCGTGATTAACCTCGTCCAAAGAACCCTCTAATGCTACAGTAACGCTTGCGGTAGCAGCGTATGCCGTAGTAACATCTACACATAAGTGTAAAGTTTTTCCGTTTAAGTTATCTTTTATAATGTTACTTCTAATACTATTACCAACGCTAGATAGTACAGTCGAGGCATTAGTGGATCTTACCGATGTAATAACACCCTGAGATCTTGACACAAACTCATTGGCTTGTTGTTCTACACTCATTATCCTAATCCTCCCATTTGCTGAAGAGCCTGCTGGATTCCTTGTCCACCAGTCTGCTCTAAGTCCTGCATAGCCGCAGCCTGTGCAACATTGTTAACCATCTGTTGCCCCTGAGCTTGCTGTTGTTGTTGGCTTTGCATCTGAGCCATTTGCTGTTGCTGCTCCATCTGCTCTTGCTTAACATCTTCTTCGGATTTAATCCAATGACTGGAGTCAAACCCAAGCGAGGTAATCAGAGCCTTACCATAAGCGTCCCATCTAAACGTAGCGACGGCAGGCTCAGGCAAGTTCCTAACCATCTCTCCCATCTGCATGAGCTTCTGGAGATCGCTGTCTCTACTTAATGCCTGAAGACCCGTAACGATTGCCACGTTTAGAACACCCTCGTCAGTCATGAAGAGTTCTCTAATACGATCATCTACATCACCATTTGATGTCATGATAAATACTGTACGTGCAACGATAGGCTTCATAAGATCTCTAGCAATAGCTGAGAATGCCCCACCAAGAACATTCTCCAACTCTTGGCCCACCATTCTAACAGCAGTAGCTGTGACACGCTCACCCTGAGGGATGCTAGCTGAGTCAAGCAAGAAAGCTCTACCAATCTCACCTCTAAGAATCTCTACACCAGCCTGTACTGAGGCAATTTGAGGGTTCATTGTGGTCGACGGGGATACAGTATGTATCTCATTGGGTCTAGCTGACACAAAATTACCAGTAGGAGAATGAGCAATGTCATCTATCTCAGCCATACCAGTGGGGTCAACTCCAATCCAGAATATAGAAGAAGCTGTGATACCTTGGATAAGTCCCTCAGTAAATCCCTCAAGAGTTTTAATATCACCAATCACATCCTCACAATGTGACCGACCATAGTTCTCTCCGGGGATACCTGACCACCTGAGTACAACAAATGGAGGAACGGTGTATTCACCAGTCTCAATTGTGTTGTTATCTCCGTCCTGCTTGAGAACCTTCCAGATGTTTCCTTCTTTCCAAGCACAGGTATAGATAGCTCTATAGCCTTGACGATCATGCTCACCAATAGATTGACCTACGTGTAGAGTCATGTTATCATTAGTGACTTCAGGAAGAGTTTCGTATTCAATATAAATAACTTCTTCAAGATTACCGTACACATCTCTACGGCAGACAAACCTGTCTAATCTAAGAAGACGGAATGACATGTCGTCATCCATAATCATCATAACATCCCCAACAACAATAAGATGTTGAAGAGCCTGATAGATAGATTCTCGTATATTATTACCAGAGATCTTATTATAAACTTGGAAGCTAAGATTCTCAAGGTACGCATCTATCTCAGGGTCAGCAGTGACACCTGAAGATAAATCAAACTTAAAGAAAGGCATGTCGTTCAGGGGAAGTAGGGCGGATAACATGCGGCTTGCCATTGCAGTAACACCTCGTGCAGAAATTGAACTGTAGGGTTGGGGTAACTGATCCTGTTCAGTCCAATTCTGCGGGGGTAAGATTGAGGGTACTGTTAGGGATGAGCAAAATCTTGCTCTCTGTAACTTGCTCTCTCTTAAAGAGTCAAGTATTTTAAACCTATCAGCAATATTATCCATGATCTTTTTCCTTATTCAGGGAGTGGCTCGGAGTTTGGGTTGTCTTCTCCACTGGCTTCCACGCCACCGAGAAGAGACTCATACATATTAGCAACAACATCGTCAACATCGCCTTCAATCTCCTGTATTACATCTTGAGTAACAGGAGTTTGGGCTGCCTCCCGTTCTTGCTTTTGTGTCTCACGTATTTGAGCTTCTTCTTCAGCTTGTATTTGAACACGCTGTGCTTCTTCTTGAGCCATTCTCATTTCTTCTTGCTCTAACATAAACTGTCTTTGAGATTCGTCTCTAGCATTAGCGAGTTCTGCTTCCTTTTCAAGGAGCATATTGTGTTGTTCAAAAGTCATTGGCTCATATCCAGCCTGTTCAGCTGGTGATCCCATGGGCATTTGAATATCTGGTCCGCCTCCAAAACTCATAATAAATCTCCTACGCAGGTCGGGTTCTAGACCCGCCTGTCCTACGACCACCGCCCCCACGACGACCTGAACTACCAACTATTCGACGCTTAGGCTTAGCCTTCATGCCATACATACTTCCGGCTTGTTGCTTACGTTCTCCAGAAACACTAGGCCTACCGGCTGTGTCCTTAATTGTTTGGAACTTCTGCAGCTTAAGTCTTTGCTTATCTACACCACGAAGTGCAAAAGATTCTGCCTTACGAGACTTGGCTACCTTCTTAGCCATATTCCCATATTGAGTGTGAAGCTTACCGGCTTGAGCAGTAAGCCTTTGATTGCTTTTTTTTCTTTCAGTCTGTAAAGCGTCGGAAGCAGCAAGCTTAAACTGTTTTGTCTCAGCATTTCTCTTAACAGTAAGATCCGCAGCCATTTTAATACGAGCTTTGTTTTCGGCAGCAAGACCATGAGCGTAAGTCCTCTGCTGCTCTGCATAAGCTTTGTAATAATCTCTTTCCTTCCGGGCTCTTTTACCGCCCCCTCCAAATGCATCAGTGAGCCATCCCATGTCTTACCCCTTTCGTTTCTGTGTTTTAAGTATAGCCTCAATCTTTTCTATGACATCAATCTGTCCAGCACGAAAGATAGACTCGTTCAGGAACTCAGAATTATTCTGTTCCTGTCGGTAAACCATCGGAGGGTATTTCTCCCTGAGATACCTTACTAGATTTTCGTCGATTGGGCTTAGGTTTTTCAGTTGTAAACTGTTCACTGTTTGATCTCTCTTCAAGACTTGCTATTCTAGTATCTAAATTCCTAATAAGAATTAAGATTTCCGGGGGAAGAACGTTAGCGTTCATCCTTAACTTTCTATAAATTGTATCTATATTATGTAATGACATATTAAGACTCCACTAAATCTACGACCTCGCATGAGCCCCCGGTACAAGCTAAAGTCTGGGTTTGAATTGTTGTATCTTCTGTTTCATACTTCTCTAACTGAGACCAGTCAATTTCTTTAGGCATATCCATTTGCATGAGGTTGTAGTCCCTTGCACCCATTGGTTCAAACGGAGCTTGCTCATACACATGGTCACTGTAAGGAAGGAAAGATATTCCGCTTACGTAGTCCCAATTTTCCCATACCCACTGACCAACCTTAAGGAAGTTTTCATCAGTATAAGATACGGTAATAGAAGGCTTGTGGTCACACCAATTCTTTTGGTACTCAAGCCAAAGTTCTAAGTGATCAATAGGATCTAACTCTCCCTGAGTAATCGAACCCGAGGGGGATTGCATTGGGAAGCTAAACACCATAGTAGTAGTAGCCCTAGTAGAACAAGGCTCATGTGGAATACCACGATCCATCATAAACTGACAGATAGGATCCTTGGTGTCTACTCTAACTCTACGAATATAGAATTCACTGTACCTTGGGTGCATACCAGAAGATGTACCGGCTACACAGGATGTAGTACCGCTTGGCTTACAGCAAGTAATTGCCTTGCTTGGAGTAATCCCCAGCTTGTCAGCCCACATAAGGTTGGTTTCTTCAGCCACTTCTTTCAACTTCATCAGAGTATAACGAAGCTTAGGATATCCTCTTTGTCCAGACATAAGCTTGTTATCGAATATTCCTGTAAAGGATACGCCAAGTAGACGCTCGTCCTCACAGTTATTCTTCCAGTCATTATCCAGATAAGAAAACTTAGTGCATCCTGATTGGATTGTACCAAGTATTGTAGCATACCTGACCTTTTCTGACAAGGTTTCCAGTGTATCTTCTGGCTTAACAACCACTTCTGTTAGGTTACAGAACTGCTTGGGCCGTAGAATAATCTCACTGCAAGGATTAGTACCAAAGCTAATGCCTTCGGTATCTCGTCCGCTTCGTTCAGCGAGCCAAGATAAGGATTGTCGGTTACATATACCACGCTCACCACTACGAGACTCGTACATGGTAGACCATTCGCCCATGAACTCAGCCAGTGATGGCTTCTTGTCGTAGACAGCAGAGTTATTAGCAAGACTGCGGTGTCCAGAGGCTTCCCACCACGGACCAGACTTAGCAGTAGCCATATCTCGATCATGCAGGTCACTCAGGGAAATCAAAGCTGATCGCCTAACAGCACCAGCAATTACGATTTCACCAGTCAAGCACACAATATCGTGAACCTCAAGCGAGGTGAGTTTTCTGCCTTGTGCATTCATGAAAGCCTTGACTACGTACCTGAAGAGACGCTCCAATGGCTCGGGTCCACTGGCTCGACCGCCAAAGGTCTTGAGCCTAGCACCAGCCGGGCGAATCTTAGATGTGTCCCACGTTGGATGAGTCCCCTCGTAGAGCATAGTCAGTAGTTCTTTAAAAGAATCTGCCCAACCTACACGAGAATCAGGCACAGTAATAGTTCGAGCTGTGTCTCTAACGATCTCTTCTGGGATTAAGGGGAGTTGGTCGGTGTTCTCAGATTCACATGAGAACCCCACACCAGTACCACAACAGAGGATATACATGATATCACTGAAGGATCGGATCTCGTTTACAGCAACATAAGAACAGTTATAAAGACAAACATCATCAACGTCAGCGGCAGGGCCAGCTGTCATCAATGCTCTCATGGAGGGGAAAACCTCTCTATCTTCTACAGCAGTCCAGATATCTAGGATATCGTTATCATTAACAGTCAAGTTGAAGCGAGCCATCATGTACTTCATGTACCTGCTGACCGTCTCAACCCACTCTTCTCGCCTATTTCTCTCGGGAATCCACTTACAATACCTACTCTTTACAATAAACTGCTCGAAGTTATCCATGTAACCCCTCTCCTTTATACTTTATAGCCCAACTTTAGGGCCGCCAAAGCTTTAATTCTTTGGTTTTTAGATTAAAATTTTCAGTGGATAGTATTTTGACACACTGTCCCATGACTACTGCTAACTCTTCCGGCTCCAATCCACAAGTTTCTTTGGGTTGATATTTCTCAACCTTATACAAACCCATGATCTCAGTATACCAGTCCAATCCTTCTTCTTCCCACTCATCTAGGAACTTATCTGCCTTTTTCGGGCCGACTCTCCACAATCCGGGGATACCATCAGTACTATCTCCAGTCAACCACTGTTGACAAAAGAATCTCTCGGCTTCTTCAGGAGAAACATAACGTGGCTCCTTGTCCTTATCAGGATTGTAGTGCCACCCTCTTACTCCTCTTAAATCTTTATCAATAGTTACAGCAATGCCTCGGTTTGATGAAGCATAGATACCCATGATATCGTCAGCTTCTATAGTATCAAACTCTATGGTCTTATAGGTATCTAGTATATGTTCTCGAACAGTATCTAAATACTCAGGCCGGTATACATCATCTCTAAACAACTTATACTTAGGCCATATCTTTCTTCTATAATTATCACTTCGGCTACAAGAGAGGGTGATGATTGTTTTAGTCACCCCTTCTGGAGTCCATCTCTTTATATCTCTAGCTACCTTCTGGGGTATCTGATCTGGATCTTCAGCATCAGCCCAGAAAGCAGCCTTGTATAAGATGATGTCCCCATCAAGGTACGCCTTAGTCGGAATCGTAGTGTTCTTCTTCTTTGTCTTCATCTAATTCTTCCATCATAAGAACATCGAGTAACTCTTCTATGTAATCAGAAAGAGTAGCCTTCTTATCTTCTAGTGTTTCGTGCTGAACTCCGCACCAGATAGGGGCCATGAACTCTGTCTTTTCTCTAAGTTCTTTCTCTGTCTTGTTGTTGATTACAATATGAGTAAACATATTTCTATACTCTTCATTACCATCGACAACTCTATTAGCCAATGCTTCAGATTCATGGCTACGCCACTCGCCATTAGGATCCTTCATCTCTCTAGTCCCATAAGACATAAAGATTAATCGGGCATTCCACTTACGACCAACGTTTAATTCGTTTAGGAAGCGACAGTCATCTACAATAACACAACGTTCCCAGAATGATTTACCAGAACGTAAGTCTTTAATTTCTGTAGAAGCAATCTCTTCTAACTGATCCTCAAACTTCTCTACCCAGTAGTCTGGGTTAGCTTCTCTCTTAAGTACACCCATAGTTTGACAATACTCTCGGTATTCTTTTGGGTGTGTTTCTTTATCAAAGCCCTTAGCTGCTGACTCTTCTTTAAGAGGGCCAGCAAACGACATAATCTTTGGAACAAGTCCAAGTTCAAATGCGTGCTTAGCAATGTAATGTGCAAGAGTTGTCTTACCTACTCCGGCTTGTCCGGCAATTACTATTAACTGCATAATTTATTTAACTCCTTATGTAGTCTTTTTGGCATAACACAGTCAGCCACATCATAACCACACAATCTTAACATGTTTGAAATTAACAAAGCACAAGTCTTTGGTTGTAAGGAATTCAGAATGAGTAGAGGGTTTGTTATAAAATACCATAACAACATGCTTGGTATGTTTCCTTGGTAGGGTTCTTTAATATAATCAGTCATCTGGTTAATAGATACCTTTGCTAAACCCAAGTCAATTCTTTTACTCGGTCTGTAATACCTCTCATGAAATCTCTTTGCGTCTATGAATTTTGCTCGGTGTGTTCTAGATGTCATAAGCACAACAGAGTTGTCTCCTCTTGTGAATATTATACCACAATGGTGAAGCCGTGTCAAGTTAACAAAGCTAATTATGTGATATCCTATACGAACCCACAGCTTTTCTTTCATAGCGTTAGGAGATCTGAAGTACTTTGATAGATTATAAAACACAACCGAAACCTCAGTGTCTTCGAAAGTATAAGATTTGGATGTGTTTGATATCATTCGTAATGGATTCCTAAGCTGAGTGCTACGGCTAGAGCGTGCTCCATCCTTGCACCCTCACTCTTTTCCCAACCCCTAAGCATATAGATAGAGTCACACTCAAAGACAAGATCAACATCTCTCTTCAGTGCTTCCTTAAGTTCAAGCTTAGACATATCGTCAGCAGGGTCTACCCCAGCATTACGATCTACTCGGGCAGGATTAACAGGATCCCAAATTCTTTTACTTAGTAACTTCTTCTCAGCCGAATCAAAGGCTTCGTGATTATTATTCTCATACCCACGCATGGGTCCAGCGATATAAACTCTTAGTGTTCTTTTGATCAATGACATTCTGACCAGTTCCTTCCTATTCTAAAATCCCCGTCCATCGGTACAAGACAACTAAGTCTATTACCTGAATCAGTAATACAACGTTTACCTAACTCACCCACTTCTTCAGCAATAGCAGGGTCACATTCAATCTGCCACTCATCGTGAACAGTAGCCATGAAAGCATACCTACCCTTGAATTTTTTGTTTAACTCATAGCTGAATAAACATTGGGCTAGTTTCATTAGTATAGCTCCGTCACCTTGCAGTTGCACATTCAATGCTTTGTGTGCAGCACGGCACGGAACTTCACGTTGATCCAATAATGTAATCGTTCCCTTCTTAGCTACTTGGAACTTAACATTCTCAATTAATTCTTTCAATGCAGGCATACTAGTCAAGAACTTTTCTTTCAACTCTTTACCTGCTCGTGCATTCTTGCCGATGATCTTACCGACCTTAGCATCTCCAGCACCATAGATAAATCCGTAGAAGAATGTTTTGACTACCGCTCTTTCTTCTATACCAGTAGCCTCCATGTTTGTTTTGTGGATGTCACCATCTACAACAGCTCTACCATACTCCCCGTTATCCCACGGAGCCATACGATTAGCCAGAAGCCTAGCCTCAAGACCAGAAGCGTCAATGCCTACCTGAACCCATCCCTCCCGAGGTACGAATAGCTCACGAGATCTAGGGTCACTACTTACTTGTTGTAGATTTGGTTGTGATGCGGTCATGCGACCTGTCACAGTACCCTGTGGATTTACTGAACCATGTATTCTTCCATCACGAGAAGAACGAGAACGATTAATCCAATCGGAAACCATACCCAAAAGTTTCTGTATATCAAAGTATCTAACCAGCGATTTAGCTTCTGGATACGGAAGCTCTTTAAGCACAGCAGCATCGACCTTAGGGTTTCCCTTTTCGGTTCTTGGAGGATGCCAGTTATACTTTGCCTTAAGCCTGCTGGCAATCTGTTGTCTCGAAGAAGGGTTGAAGTGAGTAACCTTGTCCTTAAGTTGCTTTCCAGTCTTCTCCGACCACCGCTCTTCAACAATAGGCGGAAATATCTGTGACATCTCATCTTCTATTAACACCTTTTCCATAAAGAGATCTTGTTCTAGTTTGTCAGCAGCCTCAATATCAAATCCAATACCATTACAGATTTGATCTGAGATGATACGGGATACCAAATGCTCTAGCCTTACTGACTTAGGATACTCCTCAACAAACTCTTGTTGTGCCTTAAAGATATCTACATTGACCTTGACATCTTGCTTGCAGTAAGTAAGCATGTCTTCAGTAAAGATATCCCAGCCATCTGAGAAGTCTATTTTTTCTACACCAAGGTGCTTGCCCCAGCATTCTAGGGAGTTACCACCAAGCGGGTGGTCTTGCCTATCAGGATACATCAGCTTAGATACAATCAGTGTATCCATTACCGGGGTGTTGATAGGACCGTACAGTCTTTCGAGAAAGGGAATGTCAAACATAGCAATGTTGTGGCCTACGATAAGTTCGGCATTGCGTAGAAGCTCTACACCCATGTCAATATCGTTTTCAGTAAACGCCCAGACGTTTCCTGTGTCAATGTCTTGGGCAACAAGACACCAGACCTTAGTACCTTCAGGCACTGCATCACCCTTCTTATTAATTATAACTTCATTCAATCCATTAGATTCAATATCAAACGCTAGTCTCATTACGTACATCCACATTTTCTACGGCCCTTGAAATATCCACATCCAACTCTAGGAAGCGGACTACTTTTTCAATCTCCTCTTGGGGATTGCTTACGATGTCTTCAAACAATATATCTAGTGATGGTATGTTGTTCGTCTTTATTATATGTCGTGTGTAATTTAGTTGCAAGTCTTGAACGAGAACAATATCCATAATTGTTTTCCCTCTATACCACTCTATAAGAGGGGAGGTGTCAGGGTTACTATCTCTTATCTCTAAGTCTAAGTTAGCAAGCTCAAGTATTTTTTCTGCTTGCTTATAGGTATTAGATCTTCGACATAGAATAACTTTTTCTACTGCTGTAGCATCAATGTCTGTAAACAAACCACTTAATACTTTTATAGCCTTACCGCAGTGATCACCAAAGCCATAGCTTAGGTTATCATATAACGTATTGATGGGGAGTTCCCAATAACCCTTGGGGTTTACATCTATTATTTTTTCTGCTATTTTACCTGACTTGTCATAATCCTTTAGGGTGTTTCTACCCTTATCATTCTCTGGATCTCCCAACATAGGGACACCAAGCAGGTGCAGGGTCTGCATCATAAGGCTAGACCCGCACCTGCCTGCTCCGGTCACAACGATCAAGACGAAGCCCAATCGTTGACAACTTTGCCCTCATCACTGATAGCAAAGTCTACTTCTTTCATACGACCTGTGCCATGGTCGAAGAACAAACAGGTAGCAATTCCTGACTTGCCTGTTAGTCTGTTCTTAAGAACACGAACAAGAGTAGTATTAGAGATCCTCTCATCAGGGTTCTGTCTGTCACGCTCAAGAGCAATGACAGTGTTAGGTACAGACGCAAGAGAACCAGAGCCACGAAGATCTTGGAGGGTAATCCTATCACCTTCTTCGTAAGCCTTGTTTGTCTTCTTAAGCTGTGACACAACATCGATACGCACACCAGTACGAGAGACCAGAGCACGTAGTTCCTTCATGATGTTATCAATAAGCAATCGTTCTGACGATCCACCATCGAAATCATTCTCGCTTGTCAACAGGCCAGCCGCAGCAGCAGTGATATGGTCAATGACAATAACATCTACACCAAGAGATACAGCCATGAACTCGATACGAGCACATAGATTCTGTAGTCCGTTGTTACCGAGGTGATCATATACATACAGTGAAGATCTTTCCAGTTGCTTTCTAGCATCTGCATATTCCTCATCTGTAAGATCATCAATCACATCAATCTCAATAGGTGACTTGCCAAGCTTTACTCGAAGATCATTCATAATCTTCTTAGCTCTGATAGCACGAACAGGTTTGTTCAGGATCAGTGATACGATATCATCGACAGTTTCTTGTGGTGATTCTTCAAGCATGATAGCACCAACACTACGACCTTCTTCAAGGTGGTGGTGGATAATCTCACGCAGGATAGTAGACTTGCCACTACCTGTACCTGAGGCCCATAGTGTAATCTCTCCACTACGCTGACCAAGCAGGAAGTTTGAGAGGTTATCGAACGGGAAGGGATATACTCTTACGTTATCCATTGCTTCTGTATTTGCAACCTTAGATACATGAAGGATCTCGTCAGGTGAGTATTGCTGTGCTTCCCACATGGCCTGCACAACAGACTTGCCGTCATTCTTTAGCAAGCATTCGTTGGCATCCTTGTAGGGAAGTGAAGCGATCTTGCACTTGCCCGGAGGCAGCAACTCTGCAACCTTCTTGACTGCATCCTGACCAGCATCATCCTCGTCAAACATTAGTACTACTTCTTCGTAGCTGCTGACGAACTCTAGGTTGTCTCGGATAGCACGCTCAGCACCAGCCGCACCGTTAGGCAGGCTGACAACGGGCCACTTGTTATCGAGAAGTTGACTGACTGTCATGCAATCATACTCACCTTCAGTAATAACAAGACGCTTACCCTTCTTACTCTTCCACTTATGTTGTCCCCATAGAGGACTCTTGGAAGTTTCTCCACGCCACTGGAAGACTTTGTTCGGTCCTCTCAACTTCTGAGAAACAATACTCCCATCCTTATAGAAGGAAGCAATCTCTACTCTCTTTCCATTTGCACTGAGAACTTGGTAATCATAGAACCGAGCAGTCTTCTCGTTGATCTTACGTTCTCCAATTGCAGAGACATTACCTGTAAGAAACCGAAGTCCGTTACTGGTTGTCTGTGGTTTTTCTTCAATCATTTTTTTCATCTTTCCATGTTCGTAATGACTACATGAGTAACAATACTTATGACCATCGTCATATATAGCTAGGTTGTCACGAGAAGTGTCCTGTCCACGGGATGCGCAGACAGGACACTGTTCTCGGTCGATTACATTAGACATTCAAACTCCTACTTGCATTCCTTGCACATAAAAGGACACTTGTTCTTAGTCCAGCACCAGAGGTGGGGACCGATTATTGAGCCTGCCATGAATACTACGATACTGTAGAACACAGTACCCAATGCTGAATCCATCCATTCCATCATACTTTAAACTCCTTAAGTTTAATATTGTCGTCGTTGACAATTTTCCAAACAACCTTACCAGCCCAAGCGAGGCTCAATGCCCCTGTACTTATTGCAACTGGAAGGAAGAACCAATCTGCGTATAGAGATATGGCATAATTAATCAACAGGAAAATGATTCCTCCGATAAGAGGCCTCCAACCCATTGTTCCGCGAGATAAAACGAGCATCGCCATTCCCGCTAGTATGCATATTCCACCCAACCAACTTAGCATTGGAGAACATTCTCCTGCTGTTGTTGCTGTGGTCATTGCGTCTATTGCTCCAGTCGTTGCTGAAGTGTTCATTACTGGGGGGCTTATGCATCCGTATAGTGTAACAGATATCATAGCTAGTGTCAAGTACCTAATCATATTTTTCTCCTTAATAGCTCCGGTGGGATTCGAACCCACACTGTATGGATTTTAAGTCCACTGCCTCTGCCGTTGGGCTACGGAGCCAACGCACTCCGGGTAGGATTCGAACCTACGACCCACGGCTTAGAAGGCCGTTGCTCTATCCCCTGAGCTACCGGAGTATAGGCCAGCCCGGATTCGAACCGGGGACTAAGCGATTATGAGCCGCCTGCTCTGACCGCTGAGCTACTGGCCTAAACAATCAACTCCAACTACAAAGTACCCATCGCTTTCTTTAGGAGCCCAACTCTTAACAGCATACACTTCGTATATGAGAGTATCGTCCCGCCAAAGTTTACCATTAAGCACATCAAAGATAGCCTTGAGATAGTTATCAATGTCTGCTTTAGGTGCTATGAGTTTAGTTTTCTTGGGTTGTTTAACAAATATTTCTACATCAACCTTTAGTGGTTGGTCATACGGTTCAAAAGAATCACCAAGAACTGTGGGAATAATCTCCGTACAGGCAGCCCTGAAATGCTTGTATGGGCCTGCGAAGTAAGCCCCGTGTCGTGAAACACGAGGCCTACTTGCAGCTACAGGGCTAAGAGGAAAGACCCATTCAGGCATCAGAAGGGCATACCATCGATGTCAGCGTTATCAGTGTCCGTTACTTCTTCACTCTTCTCCGTTGGAGGAATGAAGTTGGAACCGTCGAAGCCTTCTGTTGCTTCGAAGCCACTCTCATCGAAAGCATTCTTCGTAATGATCTGCACACCATTGAGGTACAGGCTCATGGAGTTATCCCGAGTCAGTACAGCAGGAGCGAGACGAAGACGAACTGCATCACCGCCGAACGGGACAGCTTCGGTACGATTAGCACCAGCATCCCGGCAGGGAAACACACGAACGTCCTTCTTTACGAAGGTCTTTGACTTTGCCTTAAGGGTAACCAAGCCGTCGTCGTCTGTACGAAGACCGTTGATCTTAGTTGCACCGTTCTCTTGGACCAACTGGTCCAGCTTCATCTGAAGCTCACTATCAACAACAATTGTGATGTTGTGGTTAGCTGAGTCTGCACCGAACTTGTCATCCGGGGCGTGGAGGTGAGCCCACTTAACTTCTACCGTATCTGTTGTAAATGGATTAATCTTCGTTGTCATCATTGTTTTCTCCTTCAGTATTAACATGATTCTTAACAGCTTCCATCGAGCCATCAATGCTTTCGAGAGTCATTACAAGCATATTACGAATGTGCTCTACAAACTTCTCAACTTCTTCGAGCGGAATCCAAACAGCGTTTGGGTCCGCAACTGGGGTGTTGGTTTCATCCATTAGTCCATAATCTCCATATAAGGATGTCCATCAATTACTACGCCAGCCCCGTTGACTGGCTTCTTTAGAAAGTTCTTACTATAATACATCAGTTTGTGGTTCATGTCAACCCCACACGGTACATTAAATCCAAAAATCTTTTGTCCGTTTGGGCCACGCATCCAATTGATACATGCTACCGAGTGTACATGTCCACTGACTGAACTCTGTGCTCTTACCTTGGCTGAGTTGAATGCAGGTGTAGTACCTGAGGATGCACCTGTGCCGTGTGTATATGACACGTTGTCAATCACCCACTCATATCCCCATTCCCAATTAGGTGTATCGAATACTTCACAGTAATCCTTGAGATACATTGCAGGAATGCCAGCACTAGATGAAAGTCTTTGAATTCTTTCGTCATGGTTACCGATACAAACCTTAGCGTTGGGGAATGCTTTCTTCCAAGCCTTCATGTTTTCCATTGACCGATGGTACTCAGCAACAGCCGAGTCGGCATCTGGATTCTTTTGGTGAAAAGAAATAGCATGATGATCTAACACATCACCAATGAAGACAACCTCAGTAGTCTTGTACTTTTTCTTTACGCTCTTACAGAACTCCAGATAATTTGGTAGTTCTGCTGGTAGGTGAAGATCACCTATTACTAATACTCTGCTCATTGTTAACTCCTTATTCCGGCAACACCAGAATAGCGTCTATGTTTACAGGCTCTTGTATATCTAAAGTTTCAAAAGTATCTAGAAGATTACGAAAGAAGATGTCACACATCCCTTGACTAGGGAATACAATCATGACGGTTTTCCTGCCGTCCATTGCAGCAAGCTTGAGCATAGTTTTTATACCAAGCTCTAGCTCACGTTCACAACTAATCTTCATCTTCATCATAGTCTTCAAAGGAATCCGGCCTATCAATTAAGATTCCATCTCCCGGTTCTATTTCTACATATATATAATCAGGATCAACAATACTCATTATCTTCATCCGGTACATTAAAGATAAGTTCGAGCTTGTTGTCTGCCGGTACGTCACCAACAATAAAAGAATTTACTAGGTTGGTTGAAAAGATTTTCATCAACCCTACACTTGGAAAAGATAACTCTAACCGTATCGGATCCTTGCATGTTTTAGCAAGATCAATTGCAATATCAATACCTAACTCAATTTCACCTTCATTATTTACGATCATATGAGTCATGTCTTTCTCCTTTATGCGAAGAAGTATTGGGATTCTAACACCCCTGACAAATCTAATTCTCCCCTTGCAGGGATTGGAGGCAGCTGTATACCCAGCTGATGTTCAATCTCTATCTTAAATTTTTCTAGTTGATTTTCCTTATGTATCTTTAGGAACTCTTCCTTAATACATACTAACATATCATCAACTTGATTAGGATGACACCCGAAGGAGTCATGTATCATACAGTAATCTTCTATGCCTGTCAAGGCCATTTTGTTTATAGTTAAAAACATATGTGCTGCATCTAACGAGTGTACGTAGTTAGGGGAGATGGCTTGCACCGCACCCCTTGAGTCTACATCAGAAGTTCTAACAAAGAATGTTAGCTCCCTGTTATTGAATAGTTTAGCAAGGGATCTACGTGTCTGCACCTGATTGTAGTAGTGTACTACTTTGAATCCACTAGGTGTGGTCCAACTCAAGTGTTTGTTTAATTCATTTGCTTTAGTAGTTACTTCTTTAAGGTATGCCTTGGCCTTGTTAGGTTCTACAAGAGATCTGTTAAGGCTGGCTTGGATTGCCCGTGCTAGCTCAACTATAGCACCGCCTGCTCTTTCTCTCTCAACCCAATCTAAATGTCCTTCTATCTTAAGATACTTCTGTATCCCATAGAATGTAAGGCCATAAGCATCACACATAGTAGATCTCTTAGTTACCTTGCGAGGTATCTCTTCTTTCCAGTGTGAAAGAAACTCTGTGTGCCAATCATTATCTTCCTTATGCTCATTGCAGTACAGAGTAGTAACGTCAGCGACATGTTGGTAGAGATCCTCAGGGAAATCAGAGGGAGTGACACCAGTAAGCTTAGCAATAACTGAGTCACCCATTATAGAACTGAGGTGTTGGTTACCGTTACACTTACCATCTAGGTTAGTAGCGATATAGCAATAGCCATCGTCCCTGCATATGTCAAAGACAGCAGCAAGGCGCTGAAAAGATTTATTCTTTTTCTTTGCGTCATCTATCCATTCCTTATTACTATAGGGATCGTTTGCAATTCTTTGTAGCATACACCAGTTATTTTCTACCCACTCAATACGCTCATCAAATGGTAGCTTGTCTTGGTCGAATAGGTTGGCAAGGTTTATCTGTTGCCAGTATCTACCACGAGCCGTCAGCTTCTGTCCGTTCTTCAACATGATCAATCCACGATCAAGATCAGAGGACTGGGGAGACAGTAGCTCACAGGTAGTGTACGATCTACCCCTGAAGTCAAGGGTATACACATGGTAGAAGAAGCGGTGGGGTATGAGATCCTTGGCTAGCTTGAGCCTGACCAGCATACGGCCACGGCCCTGCTCCTGCTTGTACCATTCACCCCAAGTTTCCTCACGTTTCTGACACCAGATTGCTTGCTCTTCTTTTGGCCCATCTTTAGGGTAGGGCTCATTAAACATGAACTCCTCGAAGCTATAGTAGGGCAGGTTTGCTAGGCCACCGTTGTTCTCGAACATGGTTTCCATGACCTCAAGGACATCCTCATTGATTGCCCATTCGGTTTGGCCCTGTTTGTTGAGGCCATCTAGCACCAGCTGGGAGGGCTCAGAGAACTTCTGTGACTTGGGATACTCACCAAAGAAGTTAGATCGATAGCCCTGTACCACAGGTTTTCTAATTGTAATGGTCTGATATCCACCAGACTCAACCAAGGTATGCTTCTCGGGAGGCGCAAGCATAGGCCTGTATACTAAAGAAGATGTCTCAAGTAAGTGGTGTCGTTTATGTAACTCCTTGAGTACATCGTTGTGGATTTCTACAAACGTATACTTCTTAAACATCTTACCCTTTTTAATAGTCTTAGGGTTGAGTAGGATTATGTTAGAGCAGGCAGCTATGCGTAGCATGTGGTGACCAAAGTCGTGCTTCTGTTTAATAGATAGGTTGATATTCTCACCCATCTTCAGAGCAAATGCTTTGCATCTTTTGGTAGTCCAGTTCTTTATGAACTTAGACTGACGCATCCAATCCTCTCGTTTGTTTTCTTTGGCACGTTGGAATCCCATGATGTCACAAGCATCTTGTGCTATCTGAGTAGCTACGGACTGGGCCAGCGGTGGGGTGTGTTGCTCCTCATTCCATCTGTATCCCCAGAAGCCACTAGAGAACCAGCTACGAATGACGGCACGCATGGTTATGTCGGCCATCTTGCGAGCACCTAGCTCAAGCAAAGGATACAACCATTGAGGTGACTTGGTAGACTGACACACATTATCTATCCACTCTTGATAGACAGACTCAAGTTCCATAACAGAAGAATCGATTAGCTCCTGTTCCGGTATACCCTCGTCCGGTGCTCTGTTATAGTCTTTCCAATAACGTTCACGACCATAGTCTAACATCATACGTTCGTATTCGTATTGTGTTTCTCTACGTGCCGCCTGCTCTTGGTCAGATAAACTATTCCATGTCTTCACGAATAAGTTCCTTTAGTTTTATTTCGTACTCTTCCTTTGTAATATTACCAAAGGCAAGGTCGAAGTTTAAATCATATATTTCTTTTGACACAAGAGATTGTCTTTCTTGATCGCCCTTGCCAGCACCAGTTGAACGGTATACTTCAGGCTTCCACTTTCTGCTACCACCTCTTGCTTGGTGTGCTTCATCTGAACGGTGCTTTTCTCTTAACTTCTTCCAATTCTTGTGTGCATTAAAAGTACCGCCATAACCTTGATCATGTTCTCGTTCCATAGGTTTCTCCTTGATCTACTAAGGGGGCGGGAGCAGCTCAGCGTCCCACCCCCCGTTCGATAGCTGTTTACTTTGCCATTTGAATAGCTGCGGCAAGCACCATAGACGAATCCTTAGCACCCTTACCAGCTAGATTACCGTATGCAGCAGAAGCGGGGGTCTTCTTGCGTCCACGGGATCCAGTTGTGTGTTGGATGTCATTCGTTACGGCGTTTGCTGCAATCCAAAGGTTTACGCCAAAGTCTTTGGCTTCATCCTCAAGGGTTTCTACCCACTTGGACATTGTAGTTACAGCTTTTACCTTCTGTGTTTCTTCCTTCTCATTCTCAGGATTGACAGGGATTGCTCCATGCATACTCTCGAAGATGTTCCAGAAGAATTTATTAATAGTAGCAGTATCAGTAGGAACCTTAGCGAGATCCTGTGTGGTCTGAGCAAACAAGTTACCCGTCTGCTTGAACCGAGCGATTGCATCTCTAGCGAACGAAAGCTTTTCTTCGATGTCGCCTGAGTGCTTGATCACAACCTTCTTACCTGACTCTCCCATTGCCATGTCCATAGTGTTCTTACACACCACACGAACAGACGTTGGGAACATGTGACCAGACAGCGTACCGTCGTGGCCCCACATCAAAGCCATGTATCGTTGTACGGTGTCACCTTGCACAGCCTCGAAGGGTGTGCCTCGCAGCAATAGGTACAGCTTGCGGCCATCCTGAATAGAGCCAGCACTTTCTACCGTAGCGTCAGAGCCAAAGCATTCAGCGAGACGGAAGATCTCTTCGTTCTGAATGATCTTGTATTGCTTGCTGACAATACCAAGAATATCCTTAGTATCTTCACGAACAATAGCATGGTAGTCGGGTGAGTACACCTGACCTGAGTAAGGATTACCTACAGTAATACCTTCTTCCTTGCGGACAGTCCAGTTAAGACCAGCCTGATACATCCCATCCCAAATATCAATGGGGTCTTCAATGACATTGCCAAGGCCATGCCACGCAGGAGTTTTGAAATAAGCAGCAGAGTCATTCTGAGTCATCTCGTGCATTATATTTTCCTTCTAAATTATCACTAGTTAAATCTTCCCAATCCGTTGATTCCCAATTACGTAGGGTATCCTTAGTCTTTTGACGGGTTGGGTATTGTCTTGTCTTCTTAGGGCGTACTTGATCTGACTTGATCTTTCGTTCCCTTTGTTTCTTCCTCATACAGAACCTCCGAATAAATCATATCTTCCAAGACATCACCGGCAGGGATCCACCCAGCCTCAATAGTTAAGACGAAGCCGTCGTCTGTGTAGTCTTGGATGTGATTGTTCCTGAGGAGTTCTTCCATAGCATGGATATTGATTGTGATTGGTATGTGTTTTACATTCATCCCTTGTCATCCTATGTATTGTAGTATATAAGTCAGCCCGTGTCAAGGGTTTTCTTTGTATTTCATAGCAACATACTGATATTTACTATCTTTACTGAATAGTTTAGCATCAGCCTTTGCCTCAGTCATGGTAGTATACAGGGCTGGCTCGGGAAACCAGTCGCCCTGCTTGTCCTTATGCCATGAGTCACTCATCCAAGTGCCATCATGGCCTTCTCCGGTTACAAGAATGCCGAACTTTTTAGTCATCCATATCCTCATGAGACATTTTGTTGGTGATATTATCTAACTGTTCTTTTTCTTGTAGTCGCTTAGTCATGAAGTCATCATACTCTACATCATCAATGTCCCAGTCTTGCATTTCAGAGTCGTGCTGTTCCCAGCCTTCCCAATCGTAGGCGAAGGGATCACTGCCAAACAATTCTTCTGCTTCTACCTTAGTCTCAGCCTCTACGTGGACGTAGCAGCTACCGTAGGTTAGCTCGGTATAGTTAACCCTAACCTCAAAAACTTTCTTAGCCACCGTTATACTCCTGTTGTTCGAGTTTATCCCATTGTTCTGCCCATTCCTTGGCTGTCTTGCCGTCAGGTAGGCCAGTTTCACTTGCAATGTAATCCCAGTCGGGTTCTTCTGCCCCTTGGGCTAGCTCCCAGCAATGGTAAGCTGTACTCTTAACTCTCCCCATCAACATACTCCTTGTAGAAACTTACACCTAAGTTATCTTCTTCTTGGAAATAAGAACCATACTTTGTAATGCACATTTCTATCCACTCAGTGTCACCATTTTCACAGCCGTAATAGAAACTATCAGCCAGTGTGTGCCAGAACTCTGCTTCACGTTCAAGCCAGTAGGTTTCTTCTCTAAAGTGTGGGTGCTTACGTGCTACCCAGTACTCGTCGTTACTAGGAATGATACCAAAGTCAGGGTCATCAGATGCCCTACCCCACATATCAATCTCTTTAAAGAAATTAGGCTTCATTCATCTATCCATTTCATAGTTTCAATCATTGCGATTGGTATCTTTGTGATATGCCCACACTCTTCTGGCCCAAGGTCAGAGGTCAGTGCGATATATGTAGCATCCTTATAGAGAACCCAGCCCACGCTACGCATGGTAGGTGGGGCGGTGTTCGCTTGTTCGATTGCCTCTTCGAGTTTCATCCAAGAGGTATCTCCGTATGTCTCAGCGTCAGTCCAAGAAACTTGAGCCAGTTTGTAGTCTATCGGCATCTTCGGTCTCCTTGTTCAGGGATTCAACGAAGTTATTTATCGTTGTTCCCATGTGTTCCCATTCACGTACACACCACAGTTCTCCCCAGTTAATTACTTCACCTTGTGCATCAGCAGGGAAGATCATAGTTTCCCAACCTCCGTGGTCCGTAGCCATAATTCTAGAGACAAGTACAAAGTCAGTAGTATTTGTAGTGTCTTCGTCGTCCCAAGTTTCCCAAGTCAAAGGGCTGCTCATTTTGAACAGACGTTGGGTCTTGTCCTTGCTTTCAAGCTTGGACTCAACCAGTGTTGCTTCAATCATAGTCATCGTAGTTATCCTCATCGTGATAGTTATCGTCGACATCCCATTCGATGTCACTCTCATCAAATCCATTAGCTTCAAGGAAGTTCCAAGCTTCGATGCCAGTAAGTTCCAGCTTCTTAGAATCCTCAAAGTGTCCTTCTTTAGTTGACATGTGTCCTTGAATAGACAGTGATTCAACATCCAAATCATGTTCTTCGTGTCCGGGGCATTCCCAAGTAGCGTGCTCAAGGTAGCATGTTCCGTCAGCAGTACCTGATCCATCTACACACAGCTCATCGCTCTCAAGATAGAAGTTAAAGCTTGAGGTGACAGCATGGTATCCACAGTAGGGCATTACAATTCTCCAATTAGATTATTTACAGCGTACAAAAGATAAAGAGGGTCAGTGTTAGCCCTCAGCCAGTTATGTAATTCTTTATGAGACCAGTTGTTTTGATAGGCATACTTGTAGAGTTTACTGTATGCTATCTGATAGTCATTGTCCTCTTTTCTCATTGACACCACGCTTGTTTATGACACCCAATCGAGTTTTCCAGTCCTCTTTCCATTGGATGTAAAGCGGTGGCAAATCATTTCGTTTCCGTGTTCCCGGCATAGGCTCAGACCCGAGGAACTCTCCAGTCTTCTTGTTCTCTCTGTGTGTCCACCGCTCTGAGTACGCCTCGATAGGTTCGTATACATTAACAGATTTTTGTAGGTCTGTCAAGGGTGGATCTGAAATTTTCCCCAAAAGATTTGGGTTTGGGTTGTTCTTGTAGAACTCTTGTAACATTTGATTCTCCATTAGGTTTCACTTGCTTCTCTTGGTGTACCTATAACACCTCATCCTAGCCTCTAGCTCACATCCCACAGTCTAGGCTTGTCTAATTAGTTTACCAGACCTCAAAGCCGTCGCCACAGGCACGGAGAAAGGTCACAAATTCTTCGAGGTGATCCCAGTCAACCTGATACGCAGATTGTGTAGGGACATTATCCCAATCCTCTTCATCAACAAAGGCATGGCCTCCGTGTTCAGAGGGTTCCTGTGCGATGCGACAGATGTCATCCAGCTCAGTGGGTGAGTATCTTACCGGCTTGCCCCTGACGTTCTTGGCTGTCTTGATCCAGTCGTCCAGATCATGAGCCATTAGAAGGCAGGCTGTGCGGCTGCGGGCTCCGCCACCAGAGTTCTCAGCAAGCAGTTGTTGTTGGTGTTCTGGGATGTGGTCAATAGCACCACTCTTCTCCATCGCCACACAGATAGGCCTCCAAGACCAGCAGTTGGCCCGGAAGTACTTTCCGTCAGCATTGCGAGGGTCAATTCCATATACGTCCATACCCATGTCAGCTTCCTTTACGTTCCTCGTATGTATCCATCCATGATTTCAGGATACGGTTAGCCTCATACTTAGTGAGATCGAAGTGGTCCATAAGGTGGGAACCAGCTCCGAACATGTTTACAATTCCTGTCTCCCTGAGCATGTCGAGATACTCGTAATGCTCGGTCGTTGTAGCGTCCATAGTAGACTCCTTGTAGTTATAGAGTGGTGGGCGTTTCTAATGGGGACACTTAACGCCCAAAGTTATCCTCCGCACCTGTCTATCGGGTCAGGCATCCGTGGAGTAGAGGTCTGGGTGTAGATACTATTCTTCTACTACCGCCCCAGTCAGGGACAGGCCCGTTGGATCCGACAGGACTGCTATGCAGTCAGGACTTGCACCTGCGTCTCCCAGACATACTCACGTTCATATTGCGGCTAGCGATTCGTCTCCTATCTACCTTACGGCTGCCGTAGCCGGACCCGCCTTTTCATAGTATGCTGGTCAATGGCGGTCATCATCACACTCCAGCACCCGATATTCTGTTTGTTCTGGGCAATAGCACAGGGCCATTGCCGAGAACAAACAGGGGTGTCCTCGTCCTACATATGGGACCGAGGTAGCACCCTCTGTTTGGAAAAGAGCAGACCCCGCTTTACGCGAGGTTCGTTAGCTCGATTCCTTGGGACTTAGCCTTGGAAACGAGTCGTTCCTTGGCGTCAGAGCCCCATTGGTGGTTAGTTCCTTCTGCTTTGACGCAGATTCGGACTTGATTCGTGATGTACTTCTGCCATTCGGCAGGTGTACGGGTAACGACCTTCTGCTTTCGAGGGGTAACCTCGGCACAGTCGATCACGATAGGCTTGTTTGCAGCCATGTTCGATCTCCTTACATAAATCGATTTGCCCTGAGTTCTCCCGGAGGCCGAAGGCCGAGGAAGAACTCTAGTACAGACTATGGATATACATAAGTATTGTGTCTAGTTATATATCATCATGATTATATCCTACATCCATACACCATAGATTAGACAGACTATAGAAGATACAGGCTAAGGTAGACTATAGAAGGCTACTATCTATAACCCCAACTATACCGACATACAACATATGGTACATGGTATACAATATATTATACATCATATAGGGCCGAAGGCCCGAAGTCATTCCCACACTTCTCTAGGGATGCCTAGAGTGTGGCCTAGCTGGCCGTTAGAATGACTGTAGCCCCCGTCAAGAGACTACAGCCGGGAATCACGATCACATGATGCCCAGAGGATCCTCAATGCTCAGCAGCTTGGCTGCTACCTTGGGTGCTTTGATCTCGACAACTGCTAGGCAGTCCCTCGATTCAATGTTGCACCCTTGGAAGTGAGCGTTGAACTGACGAGTCAATGCCCCGAAGGCATGATTCTGGTCAGCCACAAACGGGCCTTGGTATGAGAACTTCACACCAGAAGCCGGAACATTCAGCTCAACGATGAGACTGAACTGCTCCCTTGGCTCCGTACCCCGGATCTCCAACTCATTGTCCCTCGGTGTCCACATGTTAACCCAGTTGTTAACCTTGTGGCGAGGATTGTTGGAGTCGTAGGGGATCTCCACCACATCCTGAAACTGCC